CCGCGAATTGATTGGCTCCAATTGATGCGGATGCGTGTGCTGAGCGGAGGGGGGTTCGCAATCGAGCGGGTCTTCCCTTCTGACCTCACGGCACGTGGTGGTTTGTTCGTGGTGCCACATGGCACGCGGGTGATTGATGCGTGTGCATTTGAGAACGTTCGCACAATCCTGAGGAGGGTTGTGCTACCTGTGACCCTCACCCACATCATGCGTGAGGCGTTCATGGACTGCGGTCTGTTGGAGCGCATTGTTTTGCCTGAGGGTTTGCGTGTGGTCCACGACAGGGCATTCTACGGGTGCAGGAAGTTGAGGTATGTTGATGTACAGAGCAGGTCAATCGATTACATGGGTGTCTCATGGCATCTGTGTGAGAAGATTGAGGTGGTGCATGGAGATGACATTGTCATCGAGTGCATCATGTCACAATCCCGATTGCATTGGGACAGCATTCATGTTGGCAAGGTTATCAAATTAAATTCACTGAGTATATGACAAAGACAGAGATTTTGAAGGCAATCAAGAGCGGGAGGTTTTTCTCCTGCAAGTTCGTCAAACAGGACGGCACGCTTAGAACGTTACGTGGGCGTGCGGGTGTTCGCAGGTACAAGACCAAGGATGGGATTGTGCGGGAGTTGACGGGCAAGGGCATGAAGTACGATGCCAAGAGCATGGGATACCATGTGGTGTTCGACTTGGACAAGCGCGAGTACAGGATGGTGAACGTGGTCACCATCGTAGAGTTTAACGGAGTCACAATCAATCAATCTATAACCCAATGAAAAGAGTAACAATCGACAGCCTGTTGGTCAAACAGGCATTGACATCTTATCTTCAGACAGTGAACATCCTTGCACAGGGTAACACATCCAACGAACTCGGGCACGTTCAGTACGACCTGAATATTTTGGTTGGTATGTTCAGTGGCAGGTACAAAATCACGATGGAGATTGAGCAGGAGGACATTGAGATGTTCGGCTCGAGGCACTACGTGGACTTTCCCATTCACTCAAACATGGAGATTGTCGACATCGAGACTGTGACCACGGTGACCACCACAACGACAACAGTAACGCAAAACATATGAAATACACAATACTGATGCACGCAAGTGATTCGTTCAGCCTCTACACTGAGTTGGGGGGGTATGCCAACATCTACTACGAGGATGGGTGTTGGAGAACGCAATACTACAAGGATGATTGGAGGGTAGTTCACCCTGACGAGGCAAGGACCTCAGTCATCAGGTATTGGGATGGTGAGATTCACAGACCTGATGCCAAGACATTGTTGATGGTATTCATTTTGGATGCAATCGAATATCTGCACGGACATATCAGTGCGGATGATTTAATCCTTGTAGGGTTTGAAAAATTACAGGAGGTGTCATGAATTACAAAGTAAAGACGCGCGGGTACTTGGTACTTGAGTTCAGGTATGACAAGTTCAAAGGGTATCGTCCTTCGTGGTGCGGATGGGAAGAAACATTCCGCACGCGCAGGGATGGTCAGATTGCAATGGCTAACCACGTTAACGAACTCAACGGGGCACGTAAGGGTCACGACCGTTACGTTCGCAAGGCTGACAGCAGGGGTATGCATGATGTGACAACGTACATCGTGTGTTCACCTGACGAGGCTCAGGAGATGATTGACTCACACTTTCTCAGGAGTGGGTGTCATGTCCCATTTTGGGTTGAGGTTGTTGAAGGTGAGTGATTGGAGCGGGGAGTGTGTTCGCGCACACTCCCTCCCGTCCATGGGTATTCGCCCATGCTGATGAGTCCGACAGGACGAAACGGGAAATTCAAATCTATAATCAATCACGACTATGGGAATTAACATTGTAACAGACAAGAATGACCCACTATACGGGTGCTATGTGAAGGTTCTGCGCGATGCAGGTCACGACCATTACGAAATCATGCTGATAACAGTCCCACAAGGCTCGGTGTTCACCGTAGGTGAGCGTATGCTTTGTATGGTGGATTCGGTGGCTCCTGTGTACTTGGTTAACGCACCTGACAGCAACATACATGGGTGCACGGTCATCAGATACCATGACTACCACGATATGTGCGAGGTTAAGGTCGTCCGAGTCCCTGACTATGTCAGCAAATTCCACCTCGGCAACATTGAGCATTGCAAGTATGACAACCTGATTCAATTGTGATGAGGTTGTCGATTGTGATATCAATGGTTCTCATGCACAGTGTTTTTGGTGATGGACTTGTGCCCGTCATTGGATATGTCGGGTGCGGGTCCATACCTGTGGACCACTTCGTGTGTGCTGTTGCCATGGTGGAATCGGGCGGTGACCCGAGCATATGCAATGAGCGTGAGGATGCTGTCGGCATCCTGCAAATAAGACCTGTGATGGTGCGTGAGGTGAACAGGATTGGAGGTGGAGGTTTCACGCTCGATGACAGGTGGAATGTATGCAAGTCCCTTGCCATGTTCAGGATACATGAGCGTCACGGCATCGGTGTTGACGGAAGCCATGAGTCCGTGGCACGCACGTGGAACGGTGGTCCTCGTGGCATGGGCAAGGATGGTACTGAAATTTATTGGACTAAAGTAAAACGGAGGCTATATGAAAGAAAGGTATGTCCCATGGAAGGTATTCCACAGGGGTGTGTTCATCGGCAATGTGCTTGCAAGTAGCAAGTGGGAAGCCATTGAGAAGGCTATGTCGTTGACTGACTTCATGTTGGATAGGAAATATTTCCACGCAAGAGTTGTTCTTGTGTAATAATTGTTGTATCTTTGTCAAATCATTCATCACTAACTGTTCTTTTTATGTGCATTATTATCGTTAAGCGTGAGGGCACCATGTCCGTGCCCGAGTCTATCATCTCCCGTTCTGCATACAGCAACCCTGATGGTTTGGGTATCATTTGGTTGGACACTTTGCAGGTTGAGAAGATGGATTCATCCATGTGGCATAGGTTGGTCTGCAACAGACCGTATGTCGCCCACTTCAGGTATGCCACTGTCGGCAAGGTTTGTCATGAGAACACGCACCCTAACAGGGTTGACGGCACGCATGAGCAACTTGTCATGAACGGCACAATCAGTGGGTTGGGCAGTGCCGAGTGCAGTGACACAAGGCACTTGGCATCCTTGCTTGGTGATGTTCCGAGGAAGGATTGGAAGCGCGAGTTGGAGCGTTTCTCAGGTGTCAAGTTCGCCACTGTGAACACCAAGTCGGGTCATGTCGAGGTTTACAACAGCAACCTGTGGGCATCCAAGGGTGGTGTGCTGTATTCAAACCCGTACATGGTTCAGGACTTCAACTACAACTATCGCAAACAGGACAGGGTGTATGCCGATACCATTGGCAACAGGTGTACTGCTTGCATGGGTGGTGACATCAGGAACATTGGTTTCGGTGTGTTCACCTGCAAGGATTGTGGCGAGGTTTATACTGAATACTGATAGTTTGGCAAGAGTGTGTGCGAACACACTCTTCCGTCCATGGGTGGGTGCCCATGCCGATGAGTCCAAAAGGACGAAACGGATTGTCAAACATCACTAACATTTTGTATTATGAAAAGAGAAGATTTTATTCATGACGACAACTTCGTGTGGACCAACAACTTGGTCAACGAGTTCATCAAGATTTACCACCAAGGTTCGAAGGGTGACTATGCCAATGCGAGGACAGTGGTACAGAAGATGGCTATCTTCAAAGCCAAGCATCCCGAGGCGTACAAGTCTTCCAAGGTGAGCGTGCCCAAGGTCATGAAGGTCAAGAAGTTTTTTTGGGGTCTTGTAACAATCACCACCTATGGAAATTAAGTTGGACATTGTTGTGAAGGACGAGGTCCTGAGCGACATCATAACGACAGCAATAGAAGGTGCATCCAACTATTGGTACTTCTTAAACGAAGATGCGTGCGACATTATCCATTCAAATTCAGAGGGTGGCAAGCCATTCTCCGTAAGGATATTGGATGCCGTCAAAAACGGTGCTGAGATTCCTGTGCATGACATCGAGGACACGGATGGTGAGTGCATTGGAGTGCTGTCTTCCGAGTCAATCAGGACAGGTCTTCAGAAGATTATGGATGACGAGGTTATGCAGAAGTTCCTGATGTCTGAGATTGAAGGCAATGGGGATGGCGAGTCATCCGATGTGGTGTTTCAATTCATGGTCATGGGGGAATACGTTTATGGATAGCATGGATATCAAGCAGGTGTACATCGACAGGAAGTTCATTGTCGAACTGCTCAAGAACATTGACAAACTCAAGCGTGAGCGTGATGTGGTCAAGGATTCAGACCCTTGGGAGTACAGACTCAAGAGTGAGATGCTGAGTCTCGAATACATCACGTGTGCACACATTTTGAAATTTTCATTGAACATCAATGACGAGGAGATTCAACATGAAAAAAGCATTTAGGATTTTGGTGGGTGGTGCATTCATATTGATGATGTGCCACTCATTCATCTACCTGATTAGGATTGCCGAGGAGCAAGGCTTGGTCGATGCGTTCATACCCATGCTCATGCTGTCGGTTACGTTCATCGTGTTCGGGTTCATAATCAGGGAGATGATGAGATGAGCATGGTTGATTACGAGATGGGGTTGCAAAGCCAACGCAGGTTCAAGGACCCTGACTATCTCAGGCAATTGCAAACGTTCGATGAAGAACCCACGTTCGAGCAGTGGAGGTCCACAAAAAGGATGATGGGTCTGAATCAGTTCATGTACGACTACCATGAAGCGGATGCTGAGGTGGATGACGATACGGACGATGTGTTCAGGTATATGGGAGGATTTGTCGTGATGTATAAGGACAGCAGCAAACTGTTCATCTATGCACCCAACAAATACTTTCGAATCATGTCTCCTGATTTGCAGGAGGTTGAAGTTTTGATTTGGGAAAACGAAATAATGTGAAAACTATGTACAAGGAAAAAATTGACAAGGCAAGGGAGATTATCATCTCCATGTTCGAGATGAGCGATGACGAGTTGTTCAGTTCGAACAAACGTTACAAGTTCGTGGATGCACGCAAGATGTTCTTCTTGGTATGCCATGAGTTGAATATCCCGCAGATTTACATCAGGGATTATCTCAGGGAAAACAAGAATTGGGAATGCCCACATTCAACTGTATCCAAGTCTATCAAGGTTGGTGTTGAAGCCATGAAGACCGACAAGGAGTACAGGAAAGTCATCGAAGGTATCAAGTCTAAAATCTAATCAAATCAAGTTATGTCACAAGAGAAATCAGTTTTCAAGACCCTTAGCGAGGTTCCTATCAAGGATAAGGTCGAGCGCAAGGGCAACATCGATTACCTGTCATGGGCGTATGCATGGTCCATGCTGAAGCATCACTTCCCGAATGCACAGCGTGTTGTGTATGAAGACCCGCAGACGGGTTGGAATTACTTCACGGACGGCAGGACCTGTTGGGTAAAGGTCGGGGTGATAGTAGAAGGGCAGGAGCACATCGACTATCTGCCAATCATGGACTTCCGCAATCAGGCAATTCCTGTGGACAAGGTCAATCAGTTCGAGGTCAACAAATCCATCCAACGCTCCACTGCCAAGGCTATTGCCATGCATGGGTTGGGGTTGCAGTTGTGGACGGGCGAGGACCTGCCGACATTGGTCGCATCAGCCACTCCCGAGAAGGTAGACGCATCCTCCTCAACAATCGAGTTGAACGTGGGTGACGAGAATTGGGATAAGGTTGTCAAGTATGCTGAAGCCAACAAGTCTCAGGGCATCGCATCGATTGTCAAGCAACTCGAACGCAAGTATGCAATCAGCAAGATTGCTCTCAAGGAACTTTCTAAAATCACGAAGTCATGAGCAGTATCATTGAAATGCTGAAGGACGACTCGAACTACTACGGTGAGTTCGGGCGTTCCTTCCTGAGCAACTCCGATATCGGGACATTGCTCAACAACCCTGCCGACTTCGGTAAGAAGCGTGAGGATGACAAGGCACTTGCCGAGGGTAGGTTGTTCCACCAACTCATGCTCGAGCCTGAGAAGGCTCAGGATGTGTTGCACGTGGATGTCAGCACAAGAACCACCAAAGCCTACAAAGACTTCGTAGAAACGCATAACGTTCCGTTTGCGTTACTTACCAAGGAGGTGGAGGAGATAATGTCCCTGAGGGCACGAATGACGGCAAATATCGCATTCTTCGATGCCATCTATGCCACAGGAAACCAAGTAGAGGTTCCTGCCATTGGTGAAATCAAGGGTCAGATGTTCAAGGGCAAGGCAGACATCGTGGGTACTGACTACCTCATCGACCTAAAGACAACGAGCGACATCAACGGATTCAAGTGGTCTGCGAAGAAATACAACTACGATTCGCAGTGCTACATCTACCAACAGTTGTTCGGCAAACCATTGGTGTTCTACGTGATTGACAAAGTCACGGGACAACTTGGGGTGTTCAGACCGGGGGAGAACTTCATCAAGTCAGGTGAATCCAAGGTCGAGCGTGCCATCGAGGTGTACAGAAGATACTTCTCAGATGATGCTCCCGAGGACATCTTGAACCATTACATTGACGAGACACTCGACTGAGTGTGTTCGAGCACACTATTTACCATTGTTAAATTTTATCAACTATGAAAGAAAAGATTTTTGCAGAAGGGTTTTCCTTCAAGCGCAACGAGAACGCTCCCGACTTCGTGGTGGGCAGATTGACCGTGAAGGTTGACGAGGCAATCGCATTCCTCAAAGCCAACGTAAAGAACGGTTGGGTGTCCCTCGATGTAAAGACGGGAAGGTCGGGCAACCACTATGTTGAACTCGATACCTACGAGCCGAAGGGTGGTGCTCAGAAGGAGACCAAGCAGACATCGGTTGCCGATAAGAACGAAGACTTCCCTTTGGATTTTTGACAATGTGCTTTGAGAGTGGGGGGTGGTTGGTGAAACCATCCCCCTACCTTTCTGTCGAAATGTCAAAATTCTTCTTCCCTACTCTCTCTATATATTTACTATATTCTTTTTATTATTTTTTAAATTCAATTGGGAAAAATAATTGACATAATCGACATATCTTTGTCCTCCCTATCTACAGGTAGGTTTTTTCGTCACCAAAACCGTCATTAAAATGCTGAGTAATGTCACAATCTTCGGAAGTATCAAGGATACCTCCGCTCCGTTCCATCGCAGTGTCTTCAAAATCCTCGAGCGAATCAAGGAAGGCAAGTCAAAAGAGACAGTCAAAAGGATTCGGTCATGCAAGTCCAAGACAGAGCGTAACGAACTCAAACAACTCCTTCCCGCCATCTGTTTCAGCGGTGAGTTCACCAAGCGTCAGGACAGTGCACTTGTACAACACAGCGGTCTAATCTGCCTCGATTTCGACGGGTACGAGAGGACCAAGGATATGCTGTCGGACAAGGAGCAGATGAGCAAGAACAAATACGTGTTCAGTGTGTTCGTCTCACCTTCAGGTAATGGTCTCAAGGTGTTGGTCAAGATTCCTGCCGACCCCGACAACCATATCAATTACTTCAACTCGCTCGAGAAACACTTCAACTCTCCTTACTTTGACAGGACGAGCAAGAACATCAGCCGAGTCTGTTACGAGTCATACGACCCGCTCATCTTCATCAACGAGAACAGCAGCGTATGGGACAAGATTGAAGAACCCGAGTACACGGAGGTGAACAGGAATAGGGACTCACGTACCATCCCAATCACTGACGAGAACAAGATTGTCGAAATCCTTGTCAAGTGGTGGACCAAAAAGTACCCCATGGTTGAGGGTCAACGCAACCAAAACGTGTTCATTCTTGCTTCCGCGTTCAATGAGTTCGGTGTCAACAAGTCATTGGCATCGTACATCCTGAACCAATACGCAAGCGAAGACTTCAATGTCTCCGAGATTTCACGCACCATCGACAGCGCATACTCAAAGACTCAGAACTTTGGCACAAAGTATTACGAGGACGAGGAGCGCATCAACAACATCCGAGAAAAGTTGAGGAGGGGCGTACCAAAAAACGAAATCAGGAGTCAGTTGATAGGCTCGAACCTTGATTCCGAAACAGTCGATTCAGTAATCGCAAAAGTCGAGTCCGAGAATGCAAAGCAGACCTTTTGGACCAAAACGGACAAAGGTGCCGTGAAGATTGTCCATGTGCTGTTCAAGAACTTCCTCGAGGATAATGGTTTCTACAAATACTGTCCCGAGGGTGGTAAGAACTACGTGTTCGTCAGGGTGACCAACAACCTCATCGACCACACAAGCGAGAAGGAAATCAAGGACTTCGTCCTGAACCACTTGCTTGACTTGGAAGACATGACGGTGTACAATTACTTCGCTGACCAAACGAGGTTCTTCAAGGAAGAGTTCCTGTCAATGCTCAGCACCATCGACATTTACTTCATCGAGGACAGCAAGACAGCAGCGTACCTGTACTACCGCAACTGTGCGGTCAAGATTACCAAGGATGAGGTTTCAACGATTGACTACCTCGACCTTGGCGGGTACGTTTGGAAAGACCATGTCATCGACAGGAACTTCGTGATGTGCAACGTGAACCATACCTGCTACTTCAAGAGGTTTGTCGGCAACATCTGTGGTTCGGACCTGAGCAGGATTGAGTCCATGGAATCAACGATTGGGTTCTTGATGCACGCATACAAGAACTTGTCATATTGTCCTGCTGTCATCCTGAACGATGAGGTCATCAGCGACAACCCTGAGGGTGGCACAGGAAAGGGTCTGTTCATGAATGCCCTTGGGCACATGAAGAAGGTCGTGACGATTGACGGAAAGTCTTTCACGTTCGAGCGTTCCTTCGCATACCAACTTGTCTCTGCCGACACGCAGATACTTGTGTTCGATGATGTCAAGAAGAACTTCGACTTCGAGAGGCTGTTCAGTGTCGTGACCGAGGGTTTGACATTGGAGAAGAAGAACAAGGATGCCATCAAGATTCCTTTCTCCAAGTCACCCAAGATTGCAATCACGACCAACTATGCCATCAAGGGTGCAGGGAACTCATTCGCAAGGCGCAAGTGGGAACTTGAACTTCACCAATACTACTCAAAGTCTTTCACACCGCTCGACGAGTTCGGAAAACTCATGTTCGGTGATTGGGACGATGACGATTGGTGCGAGTTCGACAACTACATGATTGGATGCCTTCAAGGGTACCTCAACACAGGTCTTGTAAAGAGCAAGTTCGTGAACCTGAAGATTCGCCAACTGTCTGCCGAGACCTGCCATGACTTCATCGAATGGTGTGGGTTGGTCGATACATCGGAGCCTAACCGCTCACTCGACCCCGGGATGCGGATGTACAAACAGGACCTATACCTTGAGTTCATCGCTGAATATCCCGACTATGGTCCGAAGAGCAAGTTGACAATCTCGAGGACTAAATTCTACAAGTGGCTCGTGTCATACTGTATGTTCAAGGAAGGTGTCATGCCCGAGGAAGGTCGTGACCAACTTGGCAGGTGGATACGAATCAGGCGCAAGAACGAACTCGATTACGGTTCACACGAGGAGGACTGACAATGGTCGAGCGTATTGCGGGTTACTCATACGGAGGTATGGTGGAATACTGTGAACGGCTGTACAGGGTTGCGACTAAAACGGTCCCGACAAATACAGTCAGGAAGGGTAAGCCACTATACCTTCCAAAGTACAAAATGCCCGACGGATACTTGGAAAAACTGTCGGACTCAATCACTTACTACAAACATTTACAATCGCAAGAAATGAATAATCTTATTGAACTCAGGGACTATCAGCAAGAGATAGTGGACAAGGCTGTCCCACTCATCAACAAGCATGGGTTCGTCTACCTTGCCATGGAGGTCAGGACAGGCAAGACATTGACGAGCCTGAGCATCTGTGACAACCTGCCGAATGTCGAGAACGTTTTGTTCCTGACAAAGAAGAAAGCCATTTCATCAATCACGGATGACCTCAACAAGTTGTGTCCGAACTATGTGATGTTCGTAAAGAACTATGAGTCCATCCATAAACTCCCGAAAATCAAATGGGATGTCATCGTGTGTGACGAAGCGCATACGCTTGGTGCCTTCCCTAAGCCAAGCATCAGGGCAAAGATGGTGAAGGAATTGGTGGAAAGATACAACAGCAGGGTCATCCTACTGTCAGGCACACCAACTCCCGAATCGTACTCTCAGATGTACCACCAACTGTATGGCATCAAGAACAGTCCGTTCGCATCATACAAGAACTTCTACAGGTGGAGCGACGACTATGTCAACATATCGAGCAGGTTGATTAACGGTGTGATGATTAAGGATTACTCAGGAGCCAAAGCCACTGTGTTGGATGCGATGGTTCCGTACACAATCAGGTTCAGCCAACAGGAGGCAGGGTTCGTTGTTAGGACCAAAGAAGAAATCTTGAAGGTAAAACTTAAAGATGCTACCTACATGATAATTGACAGACTGAAGAAGAACTTGGTGTTTGAAGGCAAGTCTGAAACGATACTTGCAGACACGAGCGTCAAACTCATGCAGAAACTTCACCAACTGTACAGCGGAACTGTCAAGTTTGAGAGTGGTAACTCCATGGTATTGGACTACTCAAAGGCTGAGTTCATCAAAGAACATTTCAATGGCAAGAAGATTGCAATCTTCTACAAATTCAAAGAAGAGTTGAATGCCTTGACGAAAGTATTCGGTGATATGCTGACGACTGAACTGAGTGTGTTCGAACACACTGACAAGAACATCGCATTGCAGATTGTCTCAGGGCGGGAAGGCATATCCTTGAAGCAAGCCGAGTGTTTGGTGTACTACAACATCGACTTCAGTGCGACGAGTTATTGGCAGTCACGTGACAGGATGACTACAAGGGACAGGGTCGAAAACAAAGTCTATTGGGTGTTTTCACAAGGTGGAATCGAGGACCTAATTTATGATGCAGTCATCAAAAAAAGGGACTATACGGTTTCACATTTCAAGAAAGATTTGCTAACATTGTGAATAAATAATCCACAATGACTGAGTCTCAGATACAATCTAAGAAGATTAAGGAATTGGAGGAACAAGGGTATTATGTCATCAAATTGATGAAGACCAACAAGAATGGGATACCCGACCTGATTGCAATTCCAAGAGATTCAGACGTGATATTTGTTGAGGTTAAAACCAAAACAGGTAAGGTTTCTCCACTACAAGATTTTAGGATTAAAGAACTTCAATCATATGGTATCAAAACTGACATACACAGAGGATGAAGAAGACCTGTTCGAAATCGACGAGTTCTTCCAATACAAGATTCAAAAGTATGAGGTGTCGGTAATAGATGATGTAGTAACTCAGATTGTCGAAAACATTTCGACGATGCCAAGTGTCAACGGGACATCCACTGTTTGCGGGAAGTCAGGTGACATTTTCTTCAAGTTGACATACATCAAATACGATGACGACATCCATGTTTTCACGGATTTTGAACTTATCGAAGTAGACGAATTTCTTGACGCAATTAACTCAAATCAATCATTCAATTATGAAAACGTTCGAAGTGCAATCACAAATGCTTAAAAGCATTATCAACGAGACATTCAATGTCGATATCATGGACAAATCGAGGAAGAGGGATATCGTTGATGCTCGATATGTTTACGCAAAAATCATGCTTGATGAAGGATATACTCTTGTGTCTGTTGCCAATGGTTTGAAAAAACATCACTCGACAATCATCCACTACATGGAGCAAAGCGACTTCGCGCTGAACAACATCAGGGAACTGAACCACAAATACAACATCGTCAAGTCAAAGTTCATCGGATTGGAACTCCCCGAGAATGGAGACTTCACGAGAAGGCAACTCATCATGAGAATCAAAGCCATGGAGGAGGAATTGGACCAACTCCGCACGTTCAAAGTTCACCACGAGATTATCAATAATCTTTATGACAGGTGATGAACGTGAACACAAGGCTATAGAAAGGTTCGTATCAATATACAAATGCTCCTTTCAGAAACTGTCTCCAAGTGACGTTGACTACAAGATTCTATCAAATGGGGAACCAATTGCATATGTCAAAGTAGTTCAACGATACAAGAACATAAGTCAAGCATATCCTTTGCCCATCGATGGCAAGTCGTTAATCAAACTCGTCGACAAGAGACTTAACCCAATCATCATTTGGTCTTGCGATGATGGCATCATCTATACCAAAGTGGCGAACAAAAAAGGTGAGGTATTTTTCAAAGATGAAGTCATGGTTTATTACGACAAGCAAGATGGATTTAAGTATATTCGCTATACCGATTTCTCATAATACTCAGTGTTTTATTTTTTTAGTCAACATCCTTCCCCCGTTGCCACCCCGGCAATGGGGGTTAGGTTTTCAATCAATCAATCACAATGGCAACAGTTTACAAAGTAGAAGTAGTTTCACATTGGATAGGCTACTCAAAGGAAGAACTTGAAAAGATACTGACAGAAGCAGTAAATAAAATAGAACGTGAGAAAGGAAACGAAATACAAATTAGGGTGGAGGAACGTAAGTAACGTTTCTCAGATATATGTAGTTTTTTCTTAAATTGAAACAATAAACTTAAATAATATGAAAAAAGATAATATGAACACAGAACTTAATGACACAGATAAAAAATTACATATATCTGATGTTAGTAGTAGTTACACGAGTGGTGAAATAATTGCTGCATGGACAAGATGTAAAGAAAATAGAGGACTTGGATATGTGGTAACATTGCAAGACTTATTAAGTGAGTTGAGTAATTACCACTAACGTTTGGGCGGTTGGCGCAGTGCGTATTATTAACAACTAAATTTTAATAGAATGGAAGAATACATTAAATGGCTTGAAAGCAAGATAGAGGTTTGTTTAGAGGACAAAGACCTTCAAAGAGAACACTGGGCATTTTGCCAAGCGTTGTCAAAGTACCGTGAATTAGCATTGCGCCAACCGCCTGTTAGCGGTGAGGTTTGCGATAATTGTGGTAATGGCAAGCCTTCGATATGTGATAAGTGTTATGAAATAGAAAGTAACTTTCGTGAAGGTTATTAGCAAACTTACCGCTAACGGTTTGCAGATTGGCGTTGTTGCTACAAAATTTAATTAGAAATACTAAACTTTAATATTATGACAAAAGTATCAAACGAAGAACAAAGCAATAACGCCAATGTGCTGTTATGTGATGTTTGGGTTCGAGCAGATAAGCCTGTTCGGGAATATCCTTTGGGAACGAAATTTAAAGCCTTAATGGGTGGATATTGGATAAGAGTTGAACGAGGGTTTAAATGGTGTACTGGCTCAACGTTCCCAAATGTCGGAGGTGATTGGACTGGCGATGTGTGTCTGCCAAATATCACATAACTTCAGGTTTACTGCATAAAAACTACGTTAATCCATCAGGTCGGTTGGTGTAAGTGGGAATGAATACCACCTTGGGTAGCAACCTCGCTTGGCGAGGGGATGAGGGTTCGAGTCCCTCACCGACTGCAAGAAATTTGATATCTTAGTGGCATGGATACCAAGAAGAGAAACTCACTGGCAGGTAAAAGCACAGGCAAATCACAATCTGCCAAATACTTTGCTTCAAACCCCGAAGCAAGGAAAAAGAAAAACGAGTACAACAAGAAGTACCACTCCACTGAGGAGAGGAAGAATTACAGGGAAGAGTTGAACAAGTTCAACAGGCAGACAGAAGGATACGGTGATGGAATGGACGCATCGCATACACGTGGCGGTAAACTGACAACCGAAAAGCGTTCCACCAACCGTGCAAGGAATGGCAAGAGCGGAAAATCTACAAAGCGATGATGATAGTAATAGAAAGGAACACATACGACCTGATGCTGTCCAAATGCCCATGCGAGATGTTCGACTACTTCGGTGTCAGTGATTTGCATGGTCTGAACGCAGACGATTGTCGCAAACACCCAAACACATCCGAGTCATCATACATAGCAGGGTGGAGCAACTACTACCCGAAGGATACCAACAGGTACACGTGGGGCGACAGGAGGTTCGTATACATCAACCTCAGCAGATGCAACGACGATGTCGAGACAACAAGGGTTGTATTCCATGAACTCCTGCATCATTCAATTGACCTGCATCACTACGATATCAACAAAGAGGAAGAGATTATCACATGGGCAGATTACGAAACTGCCGAGATTGTGAAGATTATCAAGCCTCTTCTATGATTTGCTTCCCCTCAAAAGATGGTGGATGTTGGGTGTGCGGTCTTGCATCCTGTAATTTTGCAGATATGGAAAAAATAGATATATCCGAAAAAGACCTAAAAAGACTTGGATTCAAAGTCGTAAACGTATCCAAAAAAGAAAGTGGTGATTCAAAATTCAGGTACTACTACTATGACTTTGGTCAGCGTTCGATGCAACTAATATCATCCGCATCTGACGAAGTTCAGGATGATAAGTGGATTATCAAGATACTCGACTACAATAACTTTGTATTCGACGACCTTGATACCCTCCAACAACTGATTGATATCCTCAAAAAGTCATCGGGAGTGTAACTCAAAGGTCAGAGTGCCTGACTCATAATCAGTAAGTTGTGGGTTCGAGTCCCACCTCTCCCACAAGAACAGGAGTGTGTTCGAGCACACTCCTATTCTTTTTCCTTCGGCTTGTATCCAAATGCAGCGTCCATTGCATTTCTTTCGATTTCCTCGACTTGCTTTTCATAACCCTTTTCAAATTCCTCTGCTTTCATCACGGCAGGGTTCCGATAGATTATGTTGTACTCATCAGGGAAGTATCTTTTCATCTCTTCCTTGGTAAGTTCTTCAGTATCTTCTTTCTTCTCTCTCTTCTGCTGACCGAATCCCGGTCTGTACGACTTGGACACACCCAACATATCATACATGGAGTCCTCATTGAACCCGTCGCTGAATGCATTGTACAATCCAATCACGGGGTCTATTTGTGCACCGATTGCAAGTTCAATAATCGGAATCACTGCTTTGATTGGTTCTCCTGATTCATAAACCTTGACAGCATCCTTGATGACGGGTTGCAAAGGATTCACGATATCGGATATTGGCTTGCGTTTGTCTCCATTGACATAATTCATGGCATATTCAAATCCCCATCCAAAGAATGGTATTTGATATAACAATTCCGCTCCAAGCAAAGATGCTTCAATTCTTTGCAACACTTCTTCCTCGTCTTCCTTGTCGCCTGACATCAACCTGAATATGTTGGATGTAGCGATGAACAGTGCGTTCGAGATTCCCAAGTTCAATGCAAGGGCACGCATATCTTTCCTGCGAGGAACCTTACCTGCCCCAACATATTTCAATACATTATCAATAGATTGGAAAACCTTGTTCATCTGAAGGAACGTGGTGCTACCAAACATCGTGAACGCACGTGATGTGTCACTGTTATCCACTTGAAGAATATTCTTCTCGGTCTCCCTTCTCGTTTGTGCTGTTGCGTTGTAATCGTTGAATACTTCTACAGCCTTCTCGAGTGGCATACCGTTAATCATATTCCTTCTCAGATTGACCATGTATCCCATCACACCAAGGGCATCACCAATCATTGTAGGAGCGGCACCTGCTTTCTTTGCAGCACGCCTTGCCATTGCATATTTTGTACCCCTTTTGTCTATCGGTATGTATATGTTACCACCACCTTCAAGACCATACACATCACCTTCAACACCTTTTTCCCATCTCTCCCTGAATGTCGCAGATTCTTTGTACGCCATCTTTGACCATTTTGGCAGAGTAGCCATCACAACGGCAGAGTCGAGCGCAAACATCATAAGGTCGACGGGTGATTTGATTACACCCGGGACTTTTGAGCCTTCAGGGAAATAACTATAGTCCTCATATGCGTTGACGAACGAAGAGATAGCCTGTTTAGGTATCTGCATCAGTTTACCGAACAAAGCATATCCCGTATACCTATTGATTATGTCTGATAGGATAGTCCTCATGTTGGCTTTACCCGCAGACGGTGTGATTGCGTAGTTAACCAATTGGCTCATGATTGGCTTAATCCTCGCCTGTGTGATGAATGTATCTACAGATTTGTTTTTGAAGATTGCAGATATTTTCTTCACTTCCCAAGCGTATGCCTTATACCTCTCCATCGATTTGAAGTGGTCTTCGACAACATCGGTGAAGTCAAAATTCAACTGTACATCACCACTCACATCCTTACGCTCTTTGAGGGCAGGAGCAACTTCAGCATTGAATATGCCATTGAAATTTCCATCCCTCAACAGTTCTGCACTTACCTTCGTAGGTTCAGTTCTCGTCGGGAAGTAGTTCGTGACATATCCCAAATTGACATTGTTGACGAACCTGTACACATCATTGACTGAATTGAAATAGTCATTGCTCAGGTACTCAACAAGTCTTTCTGAAAAAGATATCAACTCAGGACCTAATATTTTTTTGACTTCATCAATCTTGTCCTGATTCCAACCCATGTTTTCGAGTTTCTTACGTTGGACATCATTCAGTGACAAAGCATATATCCTGAGCAATTTGTCAGCACTGTATTTCTCCTTGACTCCATTTATTTCAATTTCCTGCATACCCAACTTGCTAAGCATTTGCTTTATCTGCTTATAGCCTTTGGTAACGTTAGGAATTGTATTAGCCATGGAGTCGAGTATGCTCATCTGCTTGTAATACCCGCGCAAAGACAATTCTTTCGCCCTGTTGAGAGGCTTGTAGATATTATCAGTAAAGAATGTCCTTCCTTTCGCAGGATTATCAAGTGAACTACAAATGGTGGCAAGGTGTGCAAGATTATTCATGAAGAAATCTTTTACACCTGTTCCCCTTTGTGCTTTCCAACGAGCGTGTAATTTTTTGACAGCATCAAACAGTTTGAGTTTGCTGAAAGATTCCCATATCTGCGCTTGCTCCTGAGCCAACCTGTCGGATGTCTTTGGGGTGCCGTCGGGATTGAACAGGACAGGCATTGTCTCACGTGCCTGATTTTCACCTTGTCTCCTCAAGAATTCATACTGAGATGCTTGGATTTGCTTATTTACCTTCAGCCTTTTGATTGACTCAGACCTCATCATCTTGAGTGATTCAATCAAGTCTTTGACCTGTTCGACATCAAGACTTTGTATGTCTTGGAACATATCCAATGCCAAAGCAATATTGGCAATGCTTTCTTCTTTTGATGTAAGTTCAGCACCCGCTTCTTGCTTCTCCAAAACATCAGCAAGTCTCCCATCCGCAATTGCATCGTCAACAAGTGATTGCAACTCAGCAATTTTTTTCTCATCATTCTTCAGGACGGCATCCAAAACAGATTTTGCAGATGCAAAGAATGATTGACCTATTGAATCGATTCCCTTGCTCCTGACCTTCCCTGTGCTTGTACGTGCTTTTTTAGCCTTTTCGTTTATCAAGGAAACCATTTCTTTAATGGATGCCTTCATCATGCGCTCACGCTCCTGTTCAATCATTGGCATGATTCTCTCCAAATCCCTGAGAATTGTATTCTCCTTGGAGTTGGCGAGGATATCCAATATCTTCTGAGCGTTCTTGGATTTAACCACATCAACGCTCATCAACAATTCGTTGATTACGTTCTTGAGTTTAATCTTTGCAGCCTGTAGTTCCTTGGCTTTTATACCGCCAACCCTGCTCTTCAGGTTATTGACGATATTATCCATCACACGTTGAATCCTGACTCCTCCGGGTCTTCCAAGACTTTTGTCGAAGGCATATGTCAACTCCATCTGAGTGGTTTGTTTCTGAGCCTTGTAGATTGGGTTGTTCTTCATGAACTCTACACCCATGGCTCTTACTTTCGCATCACTTGGTTTACGGGTTTGGGATGCAATCCAAGTGGCGAGTTGTGCCCTGACCTCCCTGAACAATTTCAGACCTTCATTGACACCACCTTCAACGTTTGTGAATGCTGTAGGCAGTTCTGTGAATGGGTCAATGTTCACGCGCATTTCGGCTTCGATATCGCGCACCTTGTACCCTCTGCTTTTCAATACCTCTTTGATTGCGGAGTCTGAGAAACCATTCTCCCTACCAATGTTGATGATTGATTGCATTGTTCTAATCTCATCAGGCAACAGGCTGCTCATTGATTTCACCTGCTCATCAACAGGCAACTGAGACTTGGATACAACTTCTAATCCTTGAATCTGTTCTAACTTCCGCACCTTGCCCGTTTCTGCTGCGATGACTTTCATTTGCTGAGATTTTGTCTCAGACTCCCTGCCCTTGAAACTTGGATATTTATCCTTGATTTCTTTAGGCATTATGTCCCAAGAATTAACCTTGACATCAGGGACACCAATCACCTCACCAAGTATTTCGTACTCGTATGTTGAGTGTTTTGCCTTACCTCCAACACCCGTTGGTTTACCAACAAGCATGATGTCGTTTTGGTCAAATCCGTTTTCTCTATAAAATCCATCACGGAACTCGTTCAAATCAATGAATACATCAAAATCACTTAGCAAAGCCTTCAGTGAGCCTTTTTTAGCAGTCTTCAGTTTATTTATATCATCGATTGCGATAAGAAATTCTTTTCTTTTTGGACTGTCTTGTAACTCTTGAAAAGAGTTTACATTCGACAGTATGTCTACTATTTTTTCAAGTGTTTTGGTTCTTCCTCCATCAAAATTGTTCAAAGCATCTCTGAATGAGTTGAAGTCAGATTTCTTGTTTATCCTCTGAGCAATAAAGTTCAGAACGCTTTTGTTGAACAGTTTCGCCTTTTGCGGAGAACCACTGATAAAGAATATATAGTCAGAATTTTTTATCTTCTTTTCGAGTGTCTTCTTAGATAATCCACTTGCCCAAAGAACCTTTTTATTGATATTATCAGGGTCCAAAGCAAAACTCGGACCCGCATCAAGATAGTGCTCCTTGCCAATAGCCTCATCAAAATAGTACCCCCTTCCAAGTTGGTCTGCCATCCAAAACCAAACTTTCTTCTTGGTGTCAATTACATCTTGAAGGAAAGACTGAAAATCAAATTTGTATTTATCAGTTACAAAAGAAAGAGAACTTGGTGTTTTAGGGAATGATACAGGGTTGCCAATAGCACTTCTGCTGATTACAACAGGGTTACCTATTGGAACAGAAAGGTTTTGTGCTATTGCTTGAATGTCAGATTCTGATATTTCAATGCCCTCTGCCATTGCAGTAGCAAACGTGTTCATGAAGTCAATGATTTGCCTTGCATTAACAGCACCCTTGAATGGGACAAATCTTCCTCCTGTTATTTTGGATACAACATCATTGATTGCATTCGCTATCTTTTGAACAAGGCTCTGACCAAGTGCTTTAGGATTGTTCGACAGTAATGCTGCAAACTCAACCAAAAACTCCTCGTGGCTCTCCGCTTCAGAATATCGTGAAGCAAATTGATTCAACTGTTCGTTGGTTGAATCACTAAGTATCTTGGATATCTGATTCCTGAAGGACTTGAACAGTTTCACATTCTCGCCAAATGCCTTCATCATCACGGCATGGGCAACCTCGTGTGCAACAGTATTCTCGTTTGCGACGCTCAGGTTTATATCAATCCTAAGTTTTTGATTAGGACCCCTTCCTATGATTGCAAAGTTACCTGCTGAGTTCTCCCTCCCATTCAGTTTACTCACAGTGTCATTATATTCCTCACGTGTTTCATGTATGAATATTTCCAAGTCAGGAAGTATTTTGCTTAATACATTTATTGCACGTACAGCCTGTGATATTATCCTCCTTTTGTTTTGAGTAGACCTCAACGATAGGCTTTCAACATCTGTTTGGCTTTTTGCAGATACAGTTTGTTTTGGCTTTGTAGGTTTTGCAGCCTTTTTGGCTTTCCTTGGAGCCATCAATACCCTGTCCCCACCAAGACGCTTGGTGACGACATAGCCTCTTCTCCTGAGCATTTCCTGCATTGCAGGATTGACAACATCAACCTCAACCTTGGTACCCGGTACAGCCTCACGCACATCCATGGGGACCTGACGAACTGCGTCAAGAAGTCTCGAACCTGCACCACGACCTTCTGCCTCTTGTGATACCACAACATCAAAGGTATACTTCTTGGTCTGAGGGTCAAATGAACGGAATGCACCTCCAATCACATCCCCATTTTCATTACGGGCAACAAATGCAATCTCCCTGTCACTCGTGATTCCAAGGTTTCTTTCCCTTGCAATCGCACGAACTTGTTGCTCCGCTTCATAATCAACTTCACCATCCTCGTCCAAAGCCTCTTCGACAGTGAAATCAGCCGCTTCAGTAGGCTTGAATGATTGTTTTGATTCCCTACTTTCAATAATTGATTCGAGTTCAGATACCTCTGTATTCAAGTCGTTGCGCTCGGATACAAGACCCCGAATCTCATCAACCCTTTCTTTGTTGGCATCATAAACAGCCTGTTGTGCATCGGTCAGTTTCTTCTTGTTATTGAGCCTGTCTGCCAATGTAGAGAACAGGGATTGTGTCTCCTGCTCGTTCATCTGACCCTGCTGAAACCTGTCAGTTACACTCTTGCCAATCTGTGATAAAGGCTGAGGAATCAAGTCATTGAGTTCTTCAAGTCTCGTTCTTGAAGATTCGATGTCCTGACTGATTGCCTCTGTTTCGTTTTGCTCAGGAGTAGCCTCTGTCAGCGTTTCTTCCGCTTGTACACCTTCTCGGGTAACGCCTTCAAATTCTGCTTCGGGTGCTCTGCCCTCCACCGTTTCGCTAATTCCGGTTTCTGAGAGTACAGGTACTTGACCTGTTTTTTGCTTGAGAATGGCATATACTTTCTCCTCGTATTTTTGTTTTGTATCCTCGTCGTTCAATACTTGGACACGCGACTTGAGCAACCTTCTTTTGGTTGCATTTTCCATCCACGTATCGAATTGCTTCTTAGTAAGTGTACGACCATCTATTTTATAGTTTGATACACCTTCTCTTTGTGTAAATGCACTGAATACTTCAAAATTAGAACGCTCAGACTCAGGAACCATTTTTCCTGTTTCTGCAATCGTTGCCAATTCGTTATTGACAGCCTTTATTTTTTCTCCAAAAATAGCCTTCCTGCTATCTGTAGAAGACATCTCTTTTTTGGCTGCAAGCAATTGCATTACCCTTGACTCTACTTCACGTGTAGCATTTGACTTGATACCAAGAGTGCTTTTGGTGGTACCAAGCAGTTCACGTGCTTCTCTTCTAAGACCAACATTCTCAAGAACACGTTGGGAAACATCATCGTCAATCTTACCCAAACGCTTCATGTTGTTAACCCACGATGTGATTCTCTCATCACTCGTGGTCTCCATGGCTAAGTTGTTTATGTCAGTAAGATTGTATGCGTGTGCAGTCAGTTCATTGTTGTATGACTTTTTCAACAAGTTCAATGACATCATGGGTGCTTGCTGACCGGGACCACCAATCATTTCAAGAATCACCTCGTTCATGTTGACATCATCACCTGACACAACTTGTGCTGCATATTCTCCCAATCCTTCAGCAATCGGGTCAACAACAAATCGTTCTGCAATAAGAGCACCTGTCCTCATTGTAATGGGTGCAGTTTTTGCTACATTGAATACACGACCCGCAAGTCTACCGCCCAAGAAATCAACTATGGCAATAGGTATACCTCTCTTCAATCCACGGTCATGCCCTTCATCCCATACCTCCTGATTCATCAGTGCAGCCTCAACATCCTTTGGATTCGTTATGTCATATGGGTATCCTGTTGCAGGATTTATTTTTTGACCCATGACATCAAAAATTGCATTGCTATATTCAAGTGCAAATGATGTCGCAGCCACACCTGTGCCAAAACCATAACCCCCACCTGTAATGAATCCTGCACCTGCTCCAATAGGACCACCTGTGACTCCACCAATTGCTGCTCCTGTTGCCGCTCCTGTTGTTGTTGTTGCGGGGACAATCTTAAAACCAAGTGGGAGCATCTGAGCAAATGATGTCACAGCAACAGTAGATATAAACTCAAATGGGTCGGTAAGGAAAGTCTTCATTCCCGTTCCTTCTCTTCCTGTCTCATATCTTGCCCAAACACGTGACTCAGGTCCCTCTTGTGACAACTTAAAATACTCGGATATCTTCTGAGACAATTCCTCCCTTGACCCTTGTTCCTCTACATCATACACACCAAGTGCTGCCCACCAAATGGCATCTGCTGCCTTACCACGATACCATCCTTGTTTCGCTGAGTTGATGAATGCTGAAACGTTTTCAGCATAATCCTCAGATACTTTTTTATTCCATTTTCTGTCATAGTACAGGCTTGCATTTTCATAATTTGTAGATGCAATGTCCCTCATGTATTCAATCCTGACCTTCTCCCTACGGATTTGGTCAATAGCATTTGCCTCGTCTTCAGTTTTTGGAACAACATTATCAATCTCAGACAGTGGAACACCAAATGAGTTTTGTGAGATACCATTTACTAAGTCATATTGCTCCTTAGCAAACAAGTTTGTTTTGACAGCGTTTGCTACTTCTTCACTTCTCCTCTTTTCAAGGAACAAGTCAAAATCTTCCCTTGCCTTTTGTACAGGACCTGAATCTGATTTGCTTGATAATCCCATGTTGTACATGGCATCAAATGCCTCATCATGGGTCTGCTCTATGAGTGAATTTCTTCTGCCTTTCAGTTCATTATATCTTTGATTGAATGATTTGCTTCCTGTACCATATATGTACAATGGCTTACCATCAGAGCCAAAAAGATGAGGATATCTCATCCTTTCAGCAGGTGATATGTCTTCAAACTTTCCATTCAACATGGCATTCATTACATCCAACTCATCCTGTACCTTATTGTACTCATCCCACTTCCTCTTCTCTGCCATGTAGTCGAGACCACGCGCCTCATAAAATTTCTTCCCCTCCAAGTCGTGGATGCCAATATCCTTCCACTCGCCTTCTGCAAATCGATTGGCATCTTCTTTGTTATCAAACTGAAATACCTCCCCACGTTTTTTTGCTTCTGCAAATGCATCCTCTACATCCAATATCTCCATCCAATCTTGTGGGTTGGATGTGTATGATGTAGGATTTTTGGGGAACAGCGTTGGTATCACATAGTTTTTACCATCAACCTCAACGGATGTGAACCTGACAGTTGACCTCTCTCCATCCTCAGAAATCATCGGCACCCTCCTGAGTTCACGAGCCTTCAGAGCCTTGGTGAGATAATCTTCATTTTCTATTTTTAATTCTTCAGGATTGCGTGCGTTTTCTACAATGAACCTTTTGAGTGCTGCCCTGTTCGAAGAGATGTCAGGATAAGCATCAGCATAACTTGAATAATCTCTATTCCTATCCCCAAACTTGAACTCCATTTCATTGAGACCATCAGCAGTCCTGACGGTTACATAACTACCCGCTCCTGATTGAGCGAAATGAAGACCATATTTGCTAAACTTTTCATTGAGTTCTTTTACTGCATCCTCTTCACCTTTCTGAATGTACTTATCATCTATGATGTTAAGCAATTGTGCAAACTCAGGATTCTGAAGTGCTGCTTGGTTACTCAACTTGAACTCTTTCTCCTCATCAGCCTTTATTTTTTTAAGAATCTCCTCAGAAGTGATGTCTCCCTTCTTTAGTTTTTCTTGCCTTTGCCTGAGTGCTTCTTGTATTTCTTGAGGTACACCTTCAGGAGTTGAATACGTTCCATGCAGGTATTGTGAAGGAGTGGATGAAAAAAACAACCCCGGGTCTTTTTCTTTTTGTGCTTTTTGGTATGCAGCAATTATTTCTTCATCGGTATAACTCGATATTTTTTGACCCTTCTCATAATTCACCAACTGCACGAACTGTGCTGCTGAGATTTCACCACGCTTCAACTTCTCTGAATACTCCGATATCCTCTTTGAAATCTCTTGTCTTTCTCTTTCTCCCTCTCCTTGAACAGGTTGTTCTTGGAAGTATTCTGTCATTTTTTGAACGGGAGTTTGAGGCACTAAAGGTGCCTGAACCTCTTGTTGTTGAGGCTTCATCAACCCGATTACGGGTGCAACTGTTTCTGTTACAGACTTTACAGGTTGCTCAGTACCTGTGGATGCCAATAAACCACCGCCCAAGGACGATTCCATAGCGATGGGACCAACCTTTTTTTTTTGAGGTTCGTTGATTGGCTTAGCCATGTTCGCTGTAAGTTCAGGAAACTTAGACAATATCTCGTCCTCAGTTTGAGATTTATTGCTATTTACTGTAGCAACAAATTCTCCAAGGACATTTTTGTCATAACCTTTCAATTCAGGGAACTTAGACAGTATCTCGTCTTCAGTTTGAGATGTATTGCTATTTACTGTAGCAACAAATTCTGCAAGAACCTTTTTAAGTGTTTCCTTATCCATTGTTAATTATTGTCTTGGCTTTTGCCCCTTAAATGCACCTGTATCTTCTGCTGCCTTACGCTGTTGTTTTGCAACATCCAACCTTGTCGCCCTTTCTGTAGCAAGTCTTGCCTGATATGGCTCTTGACCTGCAAGTGCCTTTTCACCAATCGCTGTGGTTTTTGCCGCTGCACCGATGATTGCATCGATTACATCATTCTTTTCAGCATCATCCATACCTGCGGGTATAAGTATATCTTGAAGTATAATATTGTCATCTGCATCTTTTATTGTAAAAGCATCTTTACCATACCATGCTTCTACCGCAGTATATCCTTTCATTCCCGGGATAGACGAAATAGCCAAATTCAAGTTTCTAACTGTAGTAGTCTCATCACCGGGGACAATCAAATTCTGTGGCAATTTTGAACGTACTGCATTTGCAAATTCAGAAGATATCACTTGTTTTTGGGTTGTGAATTCCCCAAATGAATATGGTTGGAATTCTCTTCCACCCCTGCCTTGTTCTGCGCCTTCAGCAATATCTTTTAGGCTAACATTCTTCCCGAAGAAATAATTGCTTATACTCTTGACGAAGTCATCAAACGACATCACCGTTTTGCCGTCTTGCGCTTTGAAACTGAACTTCTTGGTATTCCCTTCATCATCAGTAACGACAACACCACCGTCACCTGTTCTATCTACATCTGAAATACCGGGCATACCACCCAAGTATTGAAGTGCTGCTTCAACCTCATCATTATCGCCACTGTAAAGTTTGCCAAGCATATTTCCGAAATCATTCAACTGCCGTTTTTCATCACCCTGTCCCTTCATCCATTTAAGGTAGTCGACATTTGGTTGCTGTGGTGCTTGCTCGACAGCAGTATCGATTTCCTTCTTGATGTCAAGGCTCATACGGATTTCATTACGGATATAATCCCTCGCGGCATTATCTTGCTCCTCAGTGAATTTGAATATAGGATTGCCCGCTCCATCATATTCATACAGAAGTATATTGCTGTCCGTCTTGGCTCTCTCAATATTCTCAGGAGTAGCCTTCTGTGCATCATATCCTAACTTGTCAACGAGTATGCTTGCCCTATCCTTTTGGTTTGTTACGGCACTCTCAACTGATGTTTCTTCCCACTTAAAATATGTATTTACCATCTTCTGCTCTTCAGCAGATGCACCCGGGATTGGTACTCCATCAGCCATCTCCCTGAGAGTAATGTTGGTCTCTTTTGAAATCTGATAAAGACCACGCCCGATTTTGCCCGTTACCATTGACTGAACATCTGTTCCAAGATTGCTCGTCAGTTTAGCAATCCTCTCCTCAGTCTTGAACATATTGATTGTGCTGTTCGCTATGTTTCTCAACTGTTGAATTGACATGATGTCGTTCTCGTCAACATATTCAACTTCCTTCCCATCAGGTCCCACCTTCATTTTTTTCTTGGCAATATTGACCTGACCTGTTACAGGATTGATGATTGGCGCAGTTCCTTGAAACTTCGCGACACTTTCAAAGTCTTCCATCAATCTCAAGACAGCAATGGATGCCTCACCGCTATCCACCTTGTCCATCTGTGTTTTATATATGCTCTGCAAGTTTGCAGCAATATCAAACATTTGGTTGGAGTTGTCGTTGAGGTTCTGCCTGACGGTCAAATAGTCCTTCAACTTCAATTGACCCGACTTCAACAACCTATCCTGCATCAGGAGTGTTTGTATGGCATTGTCTGCAAATCCTATGGTCCATGTTCCAAGTTCAACATTACTACCCTGCGGAGAGTTCTGTAATGTTTGAAGCATCTCACGTGACGCTTCATCAATAGCAGTTTTTTTCTCTTCACGTATCTGAACCTCCTCGCGGAGCATATCAGTTACGTTCCTGCCTACCTCTGCCCAATTTATTTGGGAGTCGGCACTGCGTTCCGCATATTTATAGAATGTACTTGCCATGGCTTATTGTCCTGCTGCTTGGTTGCGATTTGGGTTATTCAAGTAGTTGAACGCATCAAGACCACTGTATTGGTTATATAGGTTTGTGTACTGAGGATTGAACAAAAGCATATTCCTCTGCTGACGGGTTAACCCTTGTTTCATGAATTGGTTGTATTGTGACTTTGACATATCAGCAAATTTGCTGAAGTCAAGTTTACCATCCTGAAACGGAGACCCTTCGTATTGTTTGATTGTTCCTAATTTTGCTTCTAACTCAGGTGTCAATTGCATCTGAGACAATGCAGCCATCTCTGCACCCCTGTTACGAGCAAACAAAGGAACCATTTGTGCAGCCTGTTGACCCGTGTTTATCAATCCTTCAACACCCTGCATGGTTGCAAGATTCGCACGCTCTTCAGCAGATGCAGCAGCCATCTGTGCACCTGCCGCTTCCTCAAGGTCAATCTGAGTCTTGACATCGCGAAGTCTTGACTCTTCTTCAGCAGTCAACTTCTCAAGACCAAGGAGTTCCTGACCCATTGCAGTGGCAATATCACGCTGACCTGCCTGTTGAGCCATCTGAATACGACCTGCCGTAGCAGCAGCACCACGCTCACTCTCAACACCTGCCTCGATAGCCTGTGCCCCTGCTGCAATCATTGCTTCGCGCTCCAATTCGTATGGCTCTTTCTGAATCGCAAGTTGCTCGTAAAAATTCACATCAAGTTTCTTGCGTGCCTCAGCCATCATTTCTTTTGCTTGGCTTTCCGCTTCACGCTGAAGTTTACGCTGTTTGTTTGCCTGTGCAAACGAAAAGCCTGTTGTGGCTGCTGTTGCCGCTATACCTACAACCGCTGCTGTTGTTACTGCCATAGTTTATAGAGATTTAATCATCTCACTTGTATAATTGTCGCCACTAATATACCCAAGACTCTCATATGCTTCTATCAATCCCTTGTGTTTAATCAAGGCATATGCAAACTTATGACCTGTCTTCTTTGCAATATTAGTAAGAGTTGAAACAAGAAGCCTAATACACTCCTTCCTTTCCTCTTCCTTCCTGAATGACCTATCGGATATAATCCAATCAACCCATGCCACCTTGCTGTTCGTGGTATAAAGGAACCCTGCACACACAGGTATCCCGTCATACGAAACCAAGATACCACCCTTTCCGTCGTCAGGTAAAAAATCACGGGTTGGAGGCACCCAACCCCATTCATCCCACCATCCAATCAGGAATTCATCATAATCAGAGTATTGTAACGGAATGATACTGTACATTGGTCATCAGTGTGTTCGAACACACTCACTACAAAGATACAAGTTTCACGGAAAACTCTTCATCACCTCTGAGTTTACGGCAAACAATTCAGTCTTGACAGTTTGGGAGTTTATCAAAGTGAACACACAGTAGTGACCAAGCACCCCATGGGATTCAGCAATTGAGTTCTTAATGAAAAGATAGTATGCGTCAGGAGCAGTAGGCAACGAACCCGATGGCACTGTGGTGTCAACAACAAGATAGTTGTTACCCGATGGATAGTTCACCACGATGTTGGTTACCTTACCGATGAATATGGGCACGTTGAACAAAGGTGCATAGGCTATGTACAGATTGTCACCTATGCTGATGATATTTCCAATCTGTACCAATGGAGATATCGGGAAGTTTATCACCACGGCAGCAGGGTTGGTCGTATCCACTGTAACGCTTCTTCCGATACCATTCAGTGACCTCAATGGGTAGTTCTGAGTAGGGTCGGCAGGTGTCGTGCCTGAGTTACGCACAAACGCATACCAAGACCCCTCTTTCTGCTCATACCAACTTGCACTCATGAACCCTGTGTTCTGTATGTCAGTAACCATCGTGGTGTCCCATGGATGGTCACCCTCCAAGTTCAATGTCTTGAATATCTTGTTCTCAAGTGGTGCATCATTGAATACACTCTGTACTATTGATTGGTATTGAACACCATAGAAATTGTTCCTCGTGTTGTTCACGTTGTGCTGATACAGATTCCCACCATTAAACGTGTAGAAGAACTGATTCATCCCAATCATCCAATCGGGTTTGTAGGAGAAGAATGAAGTCCACCCCTCAACCCCATCATCATAAGAAAGCGTATAGTCGTAAGTAATAGCAGCCATATTAAGAGCAATTGCATTGGTCAAACTCAATCAAAGCACTACCCATCGTGGTTGGTGTATTGGAGATGGCACAAATGTATGCAATGCCTCCGACAGGGACTATGATATTCGATGGTGTGAAGTCACAAGTGGTGTAATTCACCTGAACGCTTACTACATCCGTGTTTGTGATTTTATACCTGAAACAAACAGAATCACAGTCGAATGCACCTGCATTGTCGGAAACAATGTTGGCAGTAGGATATGCCGTGGATTCCTCGACAATCTCAAACCAACAATCTTGGTATTCAGTAACGGTAATCTTAACCAAGAATGCAGGGTCTACAGCATATGTTGAGGATACGATGAACTCAACGGAAGAGTCTCCGCAGAGTGCCACTTTATATACAAATGTATAATCGCAGACGCACCCCTGTAATGCAAACTCTATTGCAGGTGGCAAAACAACAGGGTCTATTGTTCTTGCACATATGAATATCTTGTCACCACCTGCCATATAAATACCTGAAACAGCATTGCCATCACAGTCAGTATAAATCAGTTCAGCAGGAGATGCAGACAAATTCTTCAAATAATACTTGCTGCACTGAGACGCACAATCAACTCCCATTTGAAAGAATGTGGCAGTAGCAGGAGCGACAGCAGTTCCTGTAACATACCATACGCACCCCGGATATTCAACCAATTCTACAAAGTCACCGATTAACAAAGTAGCAGGTACGCCTATGATTTCAGTAGACAGGTAGTCGTAGCATTTTGTGACTTCATAGAAAGATGTCGGCTCACATGAACCGAATGCAATGACCACACCGTTTGCATCCACCTGAACCCAAGACCATGAGCCACTCATTGAGCCTGTGCTGTAGTATCCTGCCGACAATGGTGATTGACCATTCGGGTCTGAGAATACAATATCGTACAACCCAAGTACACCACCGCTGCCGTTCACATGGACATAGTAATATGTCTTGTCAGCAGGTGTCAAACAAGCCTCTGTTGCAGTACCTTTTATTTTGCCACCCTTCCAATCATTCAAAGGAGCAGGACAGGCAACCTCGATATCGAACTGACCGGGACTTCCACAGATTGAATAGAACATATTGTTCACTACTGTGAACGTATTATCCAACTTAGGGATGACCATCACGCACTCTGTTGGAGCGACAGTGGTGGTCTGCATCTGACCTGCACCTACCGAAACAGATACCGTGGTCATCAACGGTACGAATCCTGCCCCTTGGTATGCATACTCGTCAAGCGTGTACGGAGAACCTGCAACGATACCACAATCCAATGCGGTCTCACCAACGAATGTAGGAAGGTTCGCAGTCCCCTGAAGCCACCCATGAAGGTTGGATGAGAATCCGTTGTAACTCAAAGTCCCGAACTGAGACAGGAAACCAATCGGGATGGTATAAGGGTTGAACCTGATTACAATCGCACCAAGTGCTGAACCTGTGTCGATGTACACGTGAACCAATCCAATCCCCGGTGTCACGTTGTACACGATGTTGTTGTCACCGCACAACGGAATACATTCAGGGCACATCGCCTCAGGAAGAAGCGAACACGCAGATTGATATCTGACTACGGAGCCATCCGAATAGTATCCATCAGCAGCACAGGTTGTCATGGCAGCATCCGTGAATACGGCTGTTGCCAGTGACAGTGTAGGTCCGTTTATATAAAATGTTGATGATGGCATGATTCAAATTTACGTTATTGATGGACATCCACATTCCGAAAATACAACATCAACCTCAGCACCCCTGATTGGTACAGGCAATGTGCTTGAGCATAGGTATGATACCCCAAGTGGTACGCTCACAATGAATGTCTCGCCTGAAGAACAGTCGGTGTATTGAACATTCGCTCCTTCAGTGCTGTTGGTCAGTTCATAGTACGAACACAACTCAAGACATCCACCACAACCACAGCAAGCAGAAATCAGGGACAACTCGTCGTAACACAACACAGTCTCGACAGGAGAACGCAAGTCCCAAATCAAGTACAGGTATTGGTCTGTAGATGTCGGCATCACGAAGTCTGCGTAATACGTTGGTGCTGACCCCATGATTGGAGCAGCGACGTTTGCAGCAACCAATAGAGCATTGATATCAACGCTCGTGTTGTTGTACAGTGTGTTAGACCTCAACCACCTGAAGTTGTTCGTTGCAGGATTGAAGTCGAAATCATCGAACCCTATCTTGTTGGAGATAAGTGTCACAACAGAACCATCAAGTGGGAAACTTCCAAATCCTTGTGCCCCTGTAGAGGAATTGTACCTCGAAACCAAGGGCACTGTCATTGAGGATTGGAACGTAACCAAGTTCGATGTGGTCGGACTGATGTACGGACCGTTCACGTACTTGTACTCAGCGTGGATGTACTTGCCACTGTCAACATCATCCGTAAGAACTACCTCGATGATTGTTATCTCGGTAACCTCAGGGCAGGACACGGTAACCTTCACTGATGCAAGACCTGTGGATGATATGTCTATGTCAACTGTGGTAGGTGAAACACCTCCCTTTGTGATTGATAATGACCCACCTGAAACAACAGGTCCCGAAGATGTCGTAACACCATCGTATGTCGCATCAACGGATACTGTAGCACCCGGTGTAAGGCTCGTAATTTCCCAAGTGATAGTAAAGTCCCCCACAAGAATGCCCAAATCCACGCAATAGATTTGAGGATTCTCAGGACCAAGGATTGTGAATGTCTGCTTGAAACCACAGCCAATGCAATCCGAAGGTGTAGGGATTGGTATGTTGTTGGTTGACAACACGTACTCGGTCATGTATGGGTCGTATCCACCCAACTTCTGCTTGCCCAATGTGTCGATGAATACGTCCCTGAACCAAGGACGCATATTGGCTTCAGAAATTACAGCAAGCCTTTCATTGTTGTACGAGTCACCCTGCAATTGGATTACAGCACCACGTTTTGCATCCGTGAAGAACTTGTCTGACCCCCACTTTGCAAATGATTCAGGGTTGAAACTGTTGCCGTATTTTTCGATACGAGCAATCTGAGTCCCCAATACTTCAGGAACAGATGTGATTGCACCACCTGCGGCAGCATCAGACAAAAGGTTTTTACCTGCAAGTACATAAGAGATTTTGTCTTCCTGAAGAACAAGTATATCAGTCTCACGTGCATCAATCAACGTAATGGGTCCAAAGGAGTCCTCCAACGCTTTGAAGTTCAGCAGACCCATATTGAATGCGTTCAGCCTGTTCACGTTGCTCTCGTCGTTGTATACACCCGAATACGTGAGGTCTGCAAACCTGTCTGCTTCTTTGTAGTCTTGTGCGGCAACTGTAGTAATCCTGTTGCCCAAGTTGAATGTCCTTCCGACAACGGAATCCCTTACCTTGTATGACTCTGCTCCGTTGCCATATGCAAAGCAATTGAAGAACTGAGTGTCTACTATCCCTGATGTTGATGTTCCAAAGTCTTGGTCTTGGATATTGCCCAAGTGTTCACCATTAGGTCCTACACCAAATGACATATTGTTCTCGTAGAACACATCAGGCAATGTATCGCTCGGCTCGGTCTCAAATATCAGAAGGTCTTCTGCCCTGAATACTTGGATATTGACCTTTAATGTAGACCTGTTGTTTTTATTAGTACCACAAGCACGAGTACCGATTATCCTCAATGCTGTCTTTAGTGTAGAAGGGTCTTGTATGAACTGATATTGATTATTGCATAAATCTCCGGGTGGTGAAAATGTATAATCAGTATTAGAATATGGTATTGTACCATTTAATAAAGTATTGTTATATACATTACCAATTGAACACTGTCCAACCCCTCCTACTTCTTGGAACCCATCATTAAGTATATTTTCTACATTATCACCATCAAACCAAGCCTTGAAATTTATATAGTTAGATGATGATATTAGTGTCTTTGTTAGTTTATAGTATCTTTTTTCACAATTATTACTACTTGCTGAACCCCTTCTTTCAAATTCAAAATCAAATACTATTCTACTACCTGCGGGTATATCATAGTCTGACCACTGTGATGTTACAGTATCATATCTATTTACAGGATAATAAACAACAGGATATAAACCTGCTCCTGAAGCAACTCTATTTATTGTGCCATATGTTATATAAGACTCTTCATCGTATACCAAACTCAAATTGTTTGGATTCACTTTCATGTATACACCACCGGGCACATGGATATTTGTACTTGGGTCTAAAACACTTGGTATCTGAAGGAAGTCATCAGGCTTCGCCTCTTTCTCAAGAACAGTAACGTATTGACAAGTTTGAGCAGGACCTGTAGAATCAGCCTTCACAATCAATCTGTCACCTGACTCAACCTTACGTGCATTCTCACCATCCAAAAGGATATAAGCATTGTTCGTAGCAGGGTCTATGAAGAATATGCTTGCATATATTGTCTCATAATTTTCCCTGTCTGCCTTGATTACAAACTTGTAACGCTTTGCCCAATATGGGGCACGTTGTGTAGTCGGTATGGTTACCTTAATCCAATTCCTGCTGTCACAATTACCACATGGAACGTGTACTGTATTATTCTCACTAACCAATGCAGTGCTTGCACGGTTAAACTCGTCCATGTACACAATCCCGACATCATATCCACGATTGCTGTGAAGGCTCTTCATCGCTCCAACATCCGTGAAAGAAACACGAGCATTATCTATTTCAAAGAATTCATAGACGCTATACTGTGGGGATGTTGGGTTATTGCGGTCTTCCTGAAATTTCATTGCAGGAAATGTGAACCCAACTTTATTGATATCACCAAGATATACAGGTGAAATAAATATTGGCTGTCCCGGACCTGTTATTCCACTTTGTGATTTTGATACAAAAGTATTACCAAGTGGAATTGTTGAGAATCCAAGACTTAATGTATTTGGGATAGAACAGTTAAATACATCTGTAAACGTAAATCCATCGCATGATGTTGGATTCAATGGATTTGGGTCATATACAGGTTTGATATTTGCAACAGTACCAACAGCATCTTGGAACTGAACTGACGAAGCCATTGCAGCCACACTTGCATAGTTAGTCGGCAATGTGAATGTCCAATTGAATTGTGCTGATTGTGTTATTTGTGAAGGTGGTGAAGGAGAATACCCTGTAAACCTGTTATGTGTTAGTTCTACATCAATAGTAATCTGTGCCCCTGCATTTAAGTTGTTTGCAACATTTGTGAAGTCAACAACAAGCATTGCATTTGGTACTACCTCAAAACTACCCCAATTGTATACACCATTATCAGTATTATCTGAAAGGTCAAAATTGTTGATTATTTCTGTCTGAAGGTCTGTATAGTATGTTAGCCTCAACGGACTGTCAAACTTATCAATCAAGTCATAACCCTCGACATAGTTACCATACACAAGCCTATTGCCCATTATAGTCTGAGCCTTTGCAAGCCTTGGGACATTATCATACAACCTCAGCAACTCCGCTTCAGGAAGAACGGTGAATATCTTTGAGTTGTTGAAGGTATAGTTCTGAATCGTATTGTTACCCCATCCAAGTATAGTCTTATCAAGTTTCTCGATTACCTTGATTGTATTGTTCGCTGCTTCCTTGAACAACAAGTCTATACCAACGACAAGCGGTCCACCTGTATTGAAAGATATTTGGACAGTATTGTAAATGTTCACCATCCCTTCGTTCAAGAAACTGTTCACTTCAAAATTGAACGGTTTTGGAATGAATGCAGGTTCTGAGAATTGGGATGTGGCAGAGTATTCGTTGTCTGCATATTTATACCTATATGCAAAACAGATGAATCTCTCTTCCAAGAAGTTTTCTTGGTTTGAAGAAGTCAAGAACGAAATCGTCGGTGCTTCAATCGGTGGCTTCTTGATTACAAGCAAAGACTCAGCAGAGAATTGGTCAATAAACGCAACAGGAGTATTGTAGTTCCTTGTTATGTTGATGAACCTCGGCTGATTGTAGTCATCCGTCCAAAACAACAATCCTTCAGAATCTGAATCGACAAGGTTCACACCTGTAATCAGGTACAGAGGATTGAAGTTAAGCGTCGTATTGATTGTGCTGCCATCATCGATACTTACAACGTGGTATGTCAGAACTGTTGTCTGCACGTTGTATGACACAATCAAATCCAACTTACCTGTAGCACCAAGAGTGAAGGTTGGGTCATGTACAAACCAATAAATGGTCTCGTTGGCTCCATCCTCATATGCACCGATTGCCCTTGCATTGGCACTCAATGGAGTGCCATCGATGTACTGAAGCGTGGTCAGTTTTATGTTCCCCTTTGAATTTTCAAGGGAACCAATCTCACTCTCTTCAGTAGACCCTAACCTACAGTTAAGGGCATCAATATATTCACCATTCGGGATGACACGTTCATCGAACGCTTTGTTCATCCTACCCGATGTGAAGTTCCTTGAGAAGTTTGCCATATTATTTTATGAACTTGTCACGACCACGAAGGTTCATCAGCAACCTTCCCGGATGTATGTTACTGATACGAATCTTTGCGTTCCTGAGCAGTGCTGCCTTTTCTTTCCTTGCACGTGCAACCACATACTCCTGAATGCCAATCTTATGGTTCAGGATTTCATACTCGATATATGCATACACGTATTTCTCGAATAGTTTGTTGACGGACACACGTGAATCGTCACCGTTCTCCATGCCGTCTGAAATATACTCAAGGATGCACAACTCATTTGCCATATCGGAACTAAAGTTGATTACACCTGCTTTCTTGTCAATGTTGAACGTAGGATTGAAATTAGCAGTCTCTGTGTTCAATCCATAACGGGCACCAACGGCATAATCAAAATACCAATCACCATCCACACACCATCCACTTTGGTTGTTGAATTGGTGACCCGGGTTCAAGTAGATACTTTTCTTCGTTCCCTTGATACGCTCGTAGTCGATATTTGAAAACTGAGGCTGAAGGATGTTGCCATTTTGGTCGAACAGGATATTGCAATTTTGGTCTTGCAGATATGCATTCGATGACAAAGTCTGAATGTTCTCACTCAGTGGTCTCAGGTAACCATCCTTGTACAATGAAATCCTTACCCAATTCACGAAGTCAGGTGGAAGCACAAAACGCAACGTATCGCACACGCTCAGTTCCAATACCTTCACTTCTTTGAAGGCATCATAGTTCAGTTCCTGAATTGCCCTTTTTGCATGGAACAATACCTTGAACCTTTCCTCATTGTTGACAAGGGAACTGTTCCCCGCATACATCAACATGAAGTTGTTGACTATGTCCTGAAGACTAACGTATTGGTAAGACCCCCAATTGTCTTGGTTGTTGTAATATTCAAACTGAGATAGGTATGCCATCTGTTGCTACGTTTATTATTCTTCCCTTTCTTCAGTCTTTGAAACGGTATATATATCCATCTCTCTGATTGAAACACCTGCGTATTGCAAAATCTTCTGCACCAATGCAACCTCATCTTCGATTGGCAATTCAAAATCCTGATAGTCAGGTTGAGATTGGTCGAAAGATGGCTCACCACCAAGAATGGTGACATATGTCCATTTTGGGTCTTTTGGATATCTGAGATACTGAGCCTCTACCTGCCCTTGTGTGTCGATTGTGACAGGAAACAGAGACATCAATTCAAACTCTTGCGTGTACGCAGGATATATATTGTTTGGTTTAGTAAGAAGCGAGTTATTCAGCATCGTTATCTTGCCATGGGTAACCTTCTCGGCTTCAGTCACAACACTTCTGTCGTAGACCCTGTAACCTTCAGGGAATGCAAGGAATATGTCGCTTGAGAGCAACAGTGTATCGTTCGATATAACAGATACCACTGTAGCCTGTAAGCCTGTCGACATATTCACAACGATATCACCAAATGCAATGCCATCGGAAATAAATGAAGCAGTGGAGTCAAACAGTGCGTTCAGGACAGTATTTGATGTATTACCGCTTGCAAGAAGCGTAGTGTAGCATAAAACCTTGTTGATGAGGTAGTAGTCATCATTAGTCGTGAGCATACTTGGCAAGTAGAAAGTATTACCTGCATTATGCTGAAGGAACTTAGTAACAGAAAATACGTCAATTGCTTCTTCAACAGACTTCCTTAGATTGGCATAATCAACACCTGATTCACGAGTTCCGAATCTCGAAGAGAGACCATTCTCCATGTTTATGGCTTGGTTATACTTAGCCATATAATTGTCAAAAATTTCCAACTGCGCTTGCTTTGCAAACAAGTTGAAATCAGATGGAGATATGTATCCGTAGTTGTTCTTGTTAAGAACTGACAGTACAGTATTACGAACTGAGTTTATCATCCCGGTGCATTTTTGACAAAGATAATAAAAAAAAAGAGGGGTTATCTCTAACCCCTCAAATCGCAAAAAAAGTCAATCACTCACTCTTTTCAAGATGGAACTTCAACATCTTCAGCGACTCAATTCCCTCATCAGACTTCAGGAACATTGAGACAAGAAGGTGTGGGTCTTCCCCATAGGGGACAACGAGCATTTTCTTTTTGTTGGTCGGAGTGTTATACCAAACCTCTTTATTATTGTTTCTGAACGTAAGCAATCCCTTGTCGAAGAACACATGAATCTCGGAACGCAATGCAAGCATTGGGTCATCCAATGATTCCAAAAACTCGCGTGGATAATTACGAGCATAGATATAAATATCACGCTTCAGTTCTGCCGTTGTTATCCTCGTGGTATCCTTATTGAACAACACACGACCAATGGTTTCCAATTGGTCAATAGTAAGTTCACGTGCACGGCTCAATGCGTCAACTTCAATTGCAAGAATCTGAAGAACCTTCTCTGCATCACGCTCTTCATTTACCTCCTCGAACAAAACTCCATTCTGTGGATGGTAATACAAGAATGACTGCAATACAGGATTGTTTTTGGGTACAAACAAAAACCCATTCTCAAATACGATTGGTTCAATGATGGCATTCCCATCCTGTTCGTCTTCGAATGGTGATTTTTGGTTCCGCGCATACCTCAATGCCCTATTGACATTGCGCTCTTCATCATACCACATCAGTGGGAAGGAACGTGTGTTCCTTGTGGCAATCGTATATGAAAGAGGTGAACGCTTATTTCTGAGCCTGTATATCTTATCGGTAGGCTTAGAATGTGCTGATGTTGATTTCATATGATAAAATTTAGAGTTAAAAATTGGCAGAGTGTGCGCGAACACACCCTGCCGTTGATGTCACAATTCAAAAGTCTTCATTAGATTCCTTCGCGGAACAAGAAGAAGTTGTTTGCTCCCAAGGTGCACACGCAACGCTCGGAGAGGAAGTTCACCTCCATAGCATCGAGGTCGCTCGTGGCAGCACCACCTGCGGAACCCGTAATCCAAGTCTTGTAACGACGGTCTTCAGTTTCAGAAGCACGGTAACGAACGTGGAGGAAAGGACGCTTGGCATTCTTGCCCAAGATTTGGTCATACACGGTGGTAGAACCTGCGGGGACAAGCATACCCGTGATAACGTTAGCAGTGGTTGCACCTGCTGCCCATGGGGACAGACCGCCACGCATCGTTGGGTCGTTCAAGTATTTCCAATCAGACTTGTAGAAGTCATAGCCACGACGGAAACCGCTGAAGCCAAGGTTCAAAGCCATCTCGGTGTCGTTATCGAACAAACCGAAAGAAGCAGAGTTGGCAGAACCACCCGCAACGTAACCGTTCAAGGTAGCCAACATATCGTCGATTGCGAAAGAGAAGTCACGGTTGACGAACAACACGTTCTCTTCGATAGCACCTTGACGGTCAAGACGAGCAACGATGGTGTCGAAGTCAGCCAAGAGGGTTGGGAAACCTGCGCCCCAAACGTTACCACGGTTGTTCACAACGTGGAATACGCCTTCGGAACCTTTGTCACCAACCTGAGTGTTAACAACCTGAGTTGCAGCACCCGAACCTGCTTCAGCAGGAACTGCTTCCAACATAGCGGTCTCAAGGTAGTCTTCGAAACGCAGACGAGTTTCGTGCTCGGACTTCAGATACCACAGGTAACCCGTAGCACCATTTTCAGTCGTCACTTCAACCCAACCAATCTGAGCCATGTCAGAACCGCTAACAGCGTAACGGTCTTTGATGATGATTGGGGAGTTTTCGAAGAATTCGTCTTCAGCCTCCAAAGAGCCTTGCATACCGTTGGTGCCCTTACGGAATTCAGAACCGTAAATCCACACAGTGAAGGTAGCACCTGCACCTGCAACGGACTGACCTGCTGCTTCGTAGTAAGCGACATCGAAAGTTCCAAGAGCAACGTCGATAGCCGTAACGATAGCCTTGTTTGCAGCACCCGTAGCGTTATCAGAAACCATTACGGTCTGACCGGGACGGATAGCAATGGCTGTAACGTTAGGGTCGTTCACAGTGAAAGTAGCAGTGTTCGCAGCCAATGCAGCAGCAGTGGTACAATCAACGTACTTGGTGTGAAGACGACCTTGCTCTGCCCAACGTACTTGGTCAGAATTCGAAGGCATTTCTGCACCGACCATACGAAGGAAAGAAGCAACGGTACGGTTGCCATAACGCTCGAACTCCTTCTCGTAGGTATCGGGAAGGTATTGGTTCAAGAAGTTGAAGTTTGTGATATAGTTGGTGGACAACGGAATTTGTTCAGCACTTGGCTGAAGTTGCCAACCGGGTACAGGTAATACTGCCATTTTCTTAGGTTGTTAAATAAGTTTTACAATCGTTTAGCACTCTTGATTTTCAACCCTCTCCCTGTGGATGGGTTTACTTCTCGGATTTGCGTTCCTCCCCTGTTGATTGCCTCAGGTGCTTTACGCTCAGACATATTGATATTTTTAATCTTGCGCGTAACATCCTCCGTGGCATCCGACAAACCTTGCTCGTAAAAAAACTTTGCAAACTTTTCGGGATTCATCGCGATTGCCAATGCCTTGTGATATCCAACTGCATCTTTAATCAAGCCATTCTCATCCAAATATCTACTGATAAAGTTGGATGGATTGGACTGAAGATTTTTCAATTCAGATGGACTTCCCGGAGTGAACGTTATTTTCTTGTCATTTACTTGGAAATCAAAACCTTTGAAATCCTGACTGAAAACTTCGTCAGTCTTCTTAGTGAACCACTGACGCTTACGGTCATTCTCCTCTTGAAGGGTCTTGGCGTTTTGCATATATTGCTTATACGCTTCGTACTCTTCACGCTCTTCATTAGGAACTGATGCCGAACTTGACTCAAGTGGCACCTTGTATTTTTCCTTTTGTTCGGTGAAGTAGGACTTAGCCTTAGCGATAGCCTTCTTCTTTGCCAATTTGGCTTTTTTGACATCAGACGGGTCGTCGAGGTCTTCATCATATCTGAACTCATCGACCATTGCCTCGATATCATCTTCGTCCAATCCCTGTTCGGTTTCAGCGAAGTACCTCTTCAGCATATTATCAGGGTCCATAGTTTCAAAGTCTTCCTGAATTTTCAAGAAGTCTTTGATGCCACGCCCTGTTTCTTTTTTGTATTGCAGATACGCTGATACATCTTCAGGCAGTTGCTCTGACTGCTGACGCTCAGAAACCAACTCATCGAAAGAATTGATTGTCTTGTTATACCTTTGACTGATATAAGACAAGATTTCTTCCTCTTTGAATTCAGGGGCAGAAGAAGTCTGTTCAGCAACGACAGGTGTGTCGTTCTGAGGCTCAGACAAAGTCTGCTCATGCGCGTTGAGTAATTCCTGCTCTCTTTCCGCTACACTCTTTTCAGGTGTATTGGATACTTCACGTACTGTAATTTCCATTGGATTATATTTTATTCAAAGTTATACAAAAAAATCATTAACATCATCGTGGTGAAAATTCAGCCATGTCGAAACCATCCAATGAATCTTCATTCGATTCGAAGTTCAACGGTGGCAAATTCAACTTACGTTGGTTTATCAGATTGCTTTGTTGAGTGTTCTGCTGACTGATTCTCTTACCCTTTGCCACTTCCCTTTCCTTCTCCCTTTGTGACAAATTATTTGCATTCATCTCAGCAATCTGCATCGTGTACTTGAATTCTTCAGCCATCAAATCCTTTTTCAGGACAGCCTCATTCTTCATCTTTTCGATTTCGAATGCAACCTCAGCCTGTTTGATTTGCATGGCTTTCTGAGTCTCCATTTGCAATTTTTGAATAGCAAGTTGAGACGACATCTCCTGAGACTTCAATTGCTGCTGTGCTTGCATCGCTTGCTGCTGCATTTGCATCTTCTCTTCACGCTCAGCCTTCTTGGTGCGCTTCATCTTGAGAAGTTGATTGGCAAGTTTGATATTCTTAATCTCACGAATATCAATTGCATCCTCAAGATTGATATCACCCTTCTGAAGTGCAATCGAGATGTTAGCCTCCAACTGCTGCTTCTGCTCTTCGTCGGGAGACACTTCAATGAAAATACCAAAGTCGTACACGTACAAATCCTTGATTTCATTCAGGATGCTGACATTATATTTGCCGATTTTGTTTGCAAAGTCATCCTTGAAATCTGCATACTCAAGAATATCTGCAATCCTGTATGTCATAGCCTCGCTGATTGTCTTGTATATGTACAGACCACCTTCGAGGATGTGTCTCGTTGCTGTATTTGAGTTCAATGCTGCCAACTTCTGAACACCAACCAATGCGTTCGGGTCAGGGTCGGAACCATCACGTGCCTCGTTGAGACCCGTTACTGAACGAATCATATCAAGGTAGTGGTTGTAGTTGTATATCAACATTTGTGCTTTTGCCGCTCCTGAGTTTGAAGACAACTCTTGGATTGGAACTCTTGCATTATTGAAGTCTCCTTCCTGAGTGAAAGACCTACCGATGACACTACCCGTTTGGAAGTACAACCTCAACGCATCCTCGGGGTTGTATGCGTTGCCTGTACCCAAGTCAACCTCATTCAGACCATCTGCATCGATGAACACACCATCAGGCACGACACGTGCAATCACTTGTTGCAGTTTCAGGTGTGTAATCTGAATCAAGTCGGCAAACGGAATCATCCTGCGTACCAATGACTCAATGACTCCCTTGTACATACGAGGAGCACAAGCCACATAGTTCGGGATTGCGTGTTGAGATGCAGATTTTGGACGAACCATGTTCTCAGCCATCTGCCACTTCAACAGGATGTTGGTACCCATTACCATGATACCTTCATACCAAACATCGATTGTCTTCTCAATTTTTTCGAACTTGCCCTCGTCCATCATTTCCAATGGTGGATTGAAGGTATCATCCTTCTCAATCATCCTGCTTCCACCACTCTCGAGCAATTTCTTTTTGTATACAATCTTCTTGGTTGTCTTGTAGTTGAAGTACAACAACGTGCAAGTATCCCTGTAGAAGATGCTATTCTCATAGAACTGAGCCACGTTGTAGTAGTCGTACCAACTTTGGCTGTACTTTGAGATTTCCTCCAAGTCCTCACGTGTCAACGATTGGTCTATCTTCATCAATTCGGTAATCGGAACCGTCTTGATTTCACCCCAATAGAAACAATCCCTGAAGTATGGGTCTTCAGTATAACTGTAAACCACATTTGCAGGGTCTACATATTGAATCTCAACACCCGCACCGGGCAGGAACTCATGCTTTGCAACACCAATGCCCAACACCGTCAGGTCGTAATCACAACGCTTCCTGACATATTGGTAGTTATTCTCTTCAAGAATAGTATTGATGGCTTCCTCCTCTGCAATCTCAATTGCGGGTTTGTAGTTGAGTTGCATATACAATGACAACTCTTCATCATCCGCAGGAAGTTGCTCGGGGTCCATTACAAATGGGTCGACGCCTGTTTTTTTCTGAAGGTTTTCAAGAAAGTCCTTGGCAACCATCTGCCCCTCAATCATGTCCTGATACTTTGTCCTTTTTGCTTGGGACATAGCATCCTGAGCGTAAGCCTTTACTTTGAAAAGTCTGTCGCCCATTCCATTCACTACAATGTCAACAAACTTGGGTATAATTGGAACAGGTGTCCAATCCAAGTTCATGTATGACAAATCACCATCAATGGCTAACTCGTTTTTATATTTTTGAACAGATTGCTCTCCACGTGCATAAAGTCTAAGTCTATGGAAATCCCTCCATTGACTATAAAACCTACATTGGTTCCCATCTTTCCTGAACCATTCGTATTGAATGGCTTGTCCAACCTGAAGTCCAAACTGCTCTGACTCTTTTTCTTTGTCTGTTACAAACTGACTTGGAAATGCAGTGGATGATATGTTAATCTTAACATCTTTCATCTATTCATTTGGCTTGTCTTGCCCGAGTTATTGTATGTAGCAAAGTTAATGCTTATTTTTTTTGATTGTGTTCTTTCAGGTTGATACAGATGTTTTTGTGTTGCCATGATTGCAAGACCTGAACTGATTGTGGCATCATGGAATGTTCTGTTAGAAATATCAAATTTTGCCCAATCTTCAAGTGTTCTCGTGAATGGCATCGTCCCAATAACATCAGAATTCCTATATCTTCCCTCTAAATCGAACCCAATATGTTTTTCAATATACGATTCAATCGCAGCAGCGTGTGCTTGCTTGACATCCTCCGAAGTGTTGGGTATACCACCAAGTTCCAACTCTGTTTTAGACAATTTTGAATAGTGTTTATCGGGTCTGTTCATACAGAAACCCCTATATCCTCTATTCTTGAAGTGGTACAATAACCTCGGTTTATTATTTTCGATTAGAATCGGCATACCGTAAAATACGCAAGCCATCAATACTTCTTCAAAAAATATTTCAGCAGTCTGCGGTCTTGCTATATACTCGAGGAAAAATTGGTTCACAGGACCTTCATCCATATGGAATCCTGTAAGACCATGGAGGGCACCATTAGAGCCACGACCTACAACAACACCCGATATGTCATATGAGTCGCATCCGAACGCACCCATGTGCTCATTTGCAGGATATTTTATGCCATTCCTCTCGACAAACCTGTTCTGCAAGTTTTTGTTGGGGGTCCATGATACAAGGAACCTACCACGTTGGTCAGGATTGAATATTACGGATGTATCCTTTATCCCATCTTTCCAACTGAATGAACCCCTTGTGACAATGTGTTTCTCAATCCTCGAATCATTGTAGTCTATCTGCTGATATATCTTGGTGAGATTGAACAAAGACGATTTGCTTTCGTCCCTGAATGCATGGCTCTCTGTCCTTGGGAACTGCCTGTAGTATTCGTTCAGAGCATCAGGGTCACCCTTCAAAGAGTCAACCTCAGCCTCCCAATAATCTATAGCACCATTCGTAATCTTCCCACCATCAACACCCTTCAATGGCTTGCTTGGCTTACGCAGGACAGGCATACCATATTGGTCGATGAATCCTTCCATGTTCCACTCCATGGGAATGAACAAGGAGTACATACCGCTCTTTGTTTGACCGTTGGCATTCCTTTTAGTTGCATCTGAGTCCTCGTATAAACTCTTGAAGTTCGACCCACCCTTGGACAATGCATTGGATGTTGAACCCATCAAACACTTGCCAATTATCTTTGACCCCAACCTAAGACAGGTCTTTGTAACACGCCAATTGTTCAGGATGTTGTTTGGTTTTATCCATTTGCCACTCTCGTCGTGTGCAAGCAACAACAACTTCTCACCGTCATAGGAGTTGTCTTCTGTATTCTTCCAATCTATCGTGGTATCAAGACCATCAATCATTTGATTGTCGGCATCGAACATATTCTTCTTCGTAATCTTCGATGCAGGTACACGATATGCCAACTCTGTCTTTGGCTTATCCATACCGTCCTGAATCGGTCTGAAAAAGAATGGAAGGTTTGAACTGATTGGTACTACCTTATCCGTGAACATCTTTTTTGCATCCGCACCCGTTTTGGATAGAATGCCTACACGTGAATCTCGAGCCAACGTTGCCATATTCACACACTCAGATGCTGACATGAATGAGAATCCTGAACGACGAATCTTCAGGTATATCATACCAAAGCATCTCGGGTCAGCCTTGCAAGCCTCCCAAAAAATAAAGAATATCCTGTTTGCTTCCCTGAAGTCAGCATATCCAACGTCAATCTTAGACCATTGGAGATACATATAGTGGGAGCCTGTTATGTAGGTTGGCTCACCATTGTTCATGAACCACAAGCCATTCTCGCGCCTATCGAACTCCCTTTCAATATAATCAATCCACTTGCTCTTGAACTCCTTTGGCATTTCATTCCATTGGAATATGGATTGTATGTTAGCCAACGGTTTAGGCAGTTCTTCACGCCTCCAATATTGCTCGGATGGTGATGAGTGTGCTCGAACACACTCTGATTCATTGTATGCAGGAAGAGCAATGTTTATTCCTTCAATATGAATAACATCCCCAATCATACCCGTTTTGGATATGATTACCATGTCGAATTCATCATCATAACCGTATTCCCAACTCTTGCTCCTATTCCTTGATTGGAGTGTCGACTTGGGTATGCCGTTGCTGATTATCTTATATAGGTTACTTGGACCTTCTCTCAGCGAATCCTTGTTTGCTGTCGACCCTCTCTTGTCCTTTTTCATTTTCCTCCAATGATGCCTTTTCAGATTCTATTCTATTTAAGATATCAAAAGCGTCAAATATTGCCAACTTTTTGGTGGCTGCTGCATTTTTCAGTCTGTCTGCCGCCAACTCATCATCTCCATCAGGCTTGATGATGTCTTCTTTGGCTACACGTATCAATTCCTGAACTGCCTTATACCCCGCCTTGATTATATTTAATTTGATTTCCTTGGCATCCATACACTATCTATGCTTTAAGAATAACACTTGAATTAACCTCGAGTCACTGCCCTCACCAAAGTTCTCCAAAACAGCACGAGAATGCGGTACACGGGACGAAAATACAACCGCCCTGTTGTACTTCATGTGAACGGTGCACATCGGATTATGACTTTCGTCATATATTATGGTGCCCTCGTTATCAGGATGGAACTTGTTGAGGTATAGTATCGCTGTGATATCACCCATCATTTCATCCGTATGGATAAAGTTAGGCTCAATCTGCATGAACGGTGACTGCCTTACAAAGTTGTACGCAGTATCAAACTTCATGGACAGTTTTATGTTGAAGTAATTCTTGACAAAGTTCTCGAACTCGTCATCATTCCTCGGCTGAATACCCTTGAACGTATTGACACTGTCATTGTAATCAACGAAGTCTTTGGACAAAATATCATCGACATAACTGTCGGGATTCTTGATTACATTATCAATCGTGATTATTATCATATCTTGACAGTAATGTGGTGGTCGAACATCCTGTATAACTTCTCACCGTCTACGTTGAACTCGTACTCACTATCAGGAGCAAAGCAAACTACATCTCCCGGCATGACACCCATATCCATGAGTTTTTTGTTCGGATATCTCATAACCCCCATCAGTGGTTCTTCCGATACAGGTTTGTCTATGTAGTATTTCAATGGTGGGATAGGCTTGACAAAACAGTATCTGTCATAAGCGTGCCACTCACCTTCATGCTTATACATGAAGAATTGGTCAGGCTCAATCAAGAATATATCCTCCTTGAAAAAACTTTTACCACTCTTCCTGTTTCCCTTGATATCGTTGTAAAACTTGAAAGTGTTATGGTGAACAAGCAATGTATCACCAACACTGATTGGTCCTTCATAGCCTAAAGGCAGTTCAAGAACCTCAGCATATCTGTTTGAGAACCTGTGGTCCTCTTCAGATGAATTGACGATAAGTTCAATACCGCCTATGTTTTTTGTATTACTATACCTACTACCACTCACAGGTCGAGTGATGAAGTAATGTGGAGACCTCATCAAATGTTGATGTTGTACTCTATCGCTATAGGTACTGTATTGTTGAACTCCTTCCATAAGACTACTTCCTGCTTATCATTTATGATGTATATCTTGATGGAGTTTTTTTCAGGGTCATTCTTAATGAGATGAATCTCTTGGGTGTCATTTAATACACGCTGACCCACGATGTAATGCATGGCTCCCGACTTGTAATCAGGACCAACGGCTATTTTCCTGATATCGACCATGGCTTAGTTGATTTGCCAAATTTCAACGGACGAAGATGGCACATTGCTCCACAGTATAGGAACAGTAACCGCATACAATCCACCCGACTGAGAACCGATACTCGAAAGGAACATCTCAAAGGTCACAGTAGAACCAATAGATGATTGTACAAAGAAGCACTTCTCAAATGGTGTGGCAAGATTGAACGTATCCAATTCAATCAATGCTACATTATCGTTTTGATTTCCGTTAATCAATGACCTGAAGTAAATATTCCCATTGCCCGGAGTGGCTGTCGTCTTCATATCGAAGTTCCCGAAGAACTTCACGTAAAATGCACCTTCCTGATTGAACGTAATCGTACCTGTGGCACTCACATCCACAATCCCCCCTGTCTGTGCAGGTCCGAACTTGATTTGATATGGGGTGTCAAGAACAGAAAGACCTTGGTTGGCAGTCTCCTCTGCATAAAGTCGAAGTGTAGCCTGATTCAAAGAATTTATCGTTGTAGCAAGGTCTTTTACAGGATAATTCTTAGTCATGCTCATATCCTCGGCATCAGTACCGATGACCATGTCATTTACTGTTACGTTGCTATCAATTGGATATGTGCTAATCTTTGCCATCTCTATTCTTGTTTATCTCGCCTGTATGTACGTTTATGGTACAATCACCATACTTGGCAGTCATTTCTTTTGTTTTCATCGCCCACTCGTCGGAGATGAACTCAAGTTGCTTCAGAAGTTTGTGCTTTTGGAACTCAATATCACCAATATGCTGATTGATTTTAGTGAATTCACTGTGCAAATCACGGATTGCCTTGAAATCTTCCTCTGCTATGTATTCTGCCATTGTATTGGATTGGATTGTATAGGGCAAATATAATTATTTTCCAATAACTATCTCCCTTTGGTAACGCAACCCAACACCAAGTCTTGAATATGTAACGTTGAACACGTTCCTCTTGTTCCTGTAGCCTACTGAAACATCTATACCCGTGAGACTTCCACCTGCACCAAGCACAATCGCATGATTGTTCTCATGTATTATTGCAGTCCTCCTCCTGTTTTGGAAGATTACCTCCCTATTTTCTATCCTGTTCTTGAATATCGTCTCATTCAGGACTATCAATGCACTGCTGTCGTTCTTGACCGTGTCAATATATTGCACACGTGCGAAATAATCACGCAGTATCCGTGCAGTATCTACAGGCTTGAGTATGTATGTGGTGTCTCCCGGTGTCCAAATCGTATCATAAATCGGTATCGTGTCATGAATATGGACAGCATACGGGACAGGCTTATCCTTGTACACAGTATAGGGTATGGAATCACCCTTTATATACTTGTGTATATATTTTGTAAAGGGGTTGACGATTAAATCGCAACCCCTTACAAGTAAAGAAACTACAATGACAACTAATAATGCTGCTGCTGCTATACGCTCATATTTCATTTTGTCAATGATTGGAGCATCTCAATCAATTTTGGATGAGGATATACGTCAGACTTATCTTTTCTGACAGAGTTGTGAGTGTATACACCGGGGACAGCAGTAAGTGCCCTGTGTGTGACTCCCCAAATGTCTTCGTTATAGTCCAATGGTATACCATGCTTCTTGTTAAGTTCAATCAACAAATCCTTCAAGGAACTAATCTGTTCTTCGGTGTAGTTGTGCCAATATTGGTACCCCTTGAACGGCTTGCTCAATTTGATTACCTCGTCTTTGCCCAACTCTTTGCCTACATAGTTGTAGTATTTTGCTTTGCTTCCCGTGCCCTTTACAGTAACAGGACCCCAATTGCAAATCTCGATTCCGATTGAAAGTTGGTCCAAGTTGAAATACCTGAGTTTTTGAGCATTGAAATGCTTTTCGCTCAGTCCCAAATGGTATGCCCACTTGTTTGAATCAAAGCCTTGAACGATAGTTCCGTCAGCAGAGATAGCCACGAACGTTGCAACCCTCTCGGAATTGCTTGCCCACCAATTGAAAACATTCTGACCGCTCGGACCACCTGCCGTATGATGCAAGTAGATTTGTTTCTTAGAGGTGATTTTATTTACATAGTGCTTCGCACTGAATGGTATATTAACAATCTTCATCGCCCTTGTCTATTATATGGTTTGACGTAATTCGTGCTGCTCTTGTTGCTGCTCGTTTTCTTCTTGGCGTGAACACCACGACGCTTCACTCTTGAAGCCTTGATAAATGTATTACTGATTGCCATCTTTCTTTACCTTATGCTTTCTGAAAAGCCTCCAATGGAAGATAGATGTCCATGTAAAAATAGCACCCAATCCTGCATTCAACAGAACAACATGGAACGGTGGTTGCCAACTGACAAGGACTCCCAACAAAGAACCGACTACCATGGAAGCAAGTCCGAACTTCAATGACCAATGCTGAAGGAACTTCCACTTATACACCAACGAGTTCTCATTGCCGTAAATAAGCAGGAAGAATACAGTCCCCGAAGCCGTCATGATAACGTTGGAGATGATGTTAATTGCTAACAGCGTCTTCTCCATCTTTATCTGTTTTGATTTTGCTGAGGTATTTATCAGCGAGAAACTCGACAATCTTCAATCCGCTGAATCCAATTATGAATGCAAATCCATATTGGACTGATGCAGTGTCAACACCTGTCAGGTCGATGACCATGGGAGTCAAGTAGTTTGCAGACATCGTGCCGCCAAAAACGGAAATAATCTGCTCACGCAGACTCTTCCCTTTTTGCTTTCCGACTAACAGCAACGAACCCAACAGCCCACTAACTGTCAAACCTATGTTGATGCCTATATTGAGGAAAAATTCTTTCATCAGTACAAAAGCAAAAATTTCTTCATCGTGGTTCCCAAATCGAGGACCTTGATTACATTGACAGGAAGCGTAGCATTGGATGCTACTGTGAACATAGGACGCTCAGAGTATTTAGGAACAACATCAAGAGTCTCTACCGTGAAGTCTTTTGCGGTACCTGCTATATTATAGATAGTCGCACCAACACTGTTGTTTCTCTTGTAAACACGGAATTCAGTACCGATGGTGGTGAAGATGTCCTTGTCAAGCAAAAGAGTATCGTCATCCTGACGCTTCAGCACCTGAGCAACCGCCCAATCATAATCGGATGCCACGATATCACCCGGCTCAAAGTTGATTGTACTCGGGAAAGAGCCTGTAGACTTGAGTTGGAATGGAATCAATGCTGTAGTAAGTCCCGAAACTACAAATCCACCTGTGTATGGAAGATTATAGTCATCAGATGCATACCAATACATCGCCTTGCCAAAGTTCTGATTCATTTGTTTTCTTGTTTATTGCCATAAGGGAAGGCACGGTTCAAAGCATCACGCCTCTTAGAACAGCCACAACCACCACCTGTAGCCTTGGACACGGTATCAACTACCTTCTTTATGCCCGTAGCAGTAGTAATCTTTTCGATTGTGTCACCAAGACCTTTGCTCTGCTCAACCATATTACTTGGAGATAAGTTCGCTCAAACGCTTACCTACGGTTCCATTGATGATACATGGGTCGTTCAACCCACGGCAAGAAGATTTTGCAGACAAAGCCTTCTTGTTGCCCATCATGGACTTCATGCTTTTTTCGGGACGAGCAATCATGCTGCTCAATGCACCGCTTATACCATTGACCTTCATACCACAAATCTAATTATTTCTTTTTTTTCATGCGACCTTTAGCCGCCATTTGTTGGAATTTTTCCTTGCCGTACTTCTCACGACCAATTGAAGCAGCAATAGCATTGGCTCTCTCTTTACCGATACCTTGCTTTTTGGCAATACCGCTGCTCAACTTCTCGAATTTGCTCATCTTAGGCATAGTCTGTACTGTTTAGTGTAAAAAACAATGGGAGTGTGTTCGAACACACTCCCATTTTTGGTTATCGTTTGGTTACGTTTTTAACCCTTGCACCCATGCCAACACGGCTCTTTTCAGCCTTCTTGGCGGCAAGTTTTGAACTGCTCATCTCTGATTTCGTAACGGGTGTGCTCGAAGATACCCTCTTGGTAGGACGACAATACTCATTCTTTCCACCCGCACCACACGCCTTGCCTGTCCGTGTATCAACCCACTTCTCGCTCTGCCATCTCTTCAGGCTCGTACCCTCTTCACCCTTTCGTACACTGCCTGATTGTTTCCTACACTTGGCTATAGCCTGTGATGCACGTGCAGATGGGAAGATGTCGTACTGAGCCTTGACCTTCTTGTAACAAGCGTCCTTCATTTCGACTTCCCTTTCGCAAGAACTTTCTTTTTAGCAGCAGCATTCAAGTCCATGAAATGGTAGAGATTCTTGCTTGTGGCAGTATGAGTCTTGCCTGTCATGACCTGACCGTTATGTGCGTGTTGGTTTCCCTTCCATTCAGTCCCATCCTTCAGATAGTGACCCTTGCTCTTCCAACTGTCAGAAGTCTTCTTCATCAGTATTTCCCTTTCCTGCTTTTTGGACTGCTCTGCGTAGAGCCTCCCGGACCTGCCCAAAGTTTCTTGCACGCCCAATAGCGTGGGGTCAACTTATCCGTAGCCTCATCACATTTGTGACGAGCCTTGAAAGACCTCCTCGCAACAGGCGAATAATTGTGACCGTAACCCTTGGCTCCAAAGTGAAGCAACTTCTCCTGACCGTTGGCACAAGCCTTCACCATCATCTTCTTCCCCGGACGGTCCGAAGAACGTGGCACGTTGCACTTCATCTTTGACTTGTCTGCCATGGCTACAGTGTTAATTCGTTAGGATTAGGTTGTCCTTCAGGCAATCCGTGTGCAACCAAGATGGTAGCATCAATCAGCCTAATGTGGGCATCAAGCCAAGTATATGGCTCGTCGATGATATCGAACGGAACAATCAATCTGCCTGTGTATCCGTCCTGAATGTAGTATGCCCTCTGCTGAGGTAGTTCATACGCAGCGAAGAACTCGAAACTGTCATCATCGTTATAGGTGATAAACTGTCCTTCAAGGTCTGTTATCTCAATCTTTACAAGTGCCATCAGACATATGATAGTTTAGGTGGGTGATGCTTGCAATAGTATCCTTGTTGTGTCGCCCAATCGGGATACAAGTCCAATCCATTCTGATTCAACGTGGAAGAATAAAGAAGCGTCCATGTTGCCTCATCGTTCGTGGAATACCAATAAGCAATGGTATATATCCCTGAACCTGCAGGATTCTCTTTAGACATGATTCTCCAACTGAACATCTGATTATACGGAACAGTGACCGTTGTCTTCAGCCCACCATACTCGTACACCCTGACATCGTTCGCTGAAAGCATGATGCAGTAACGCATCCTCGGATACCTGTTTGCAGTGTTGTATGGAAGGCTTAGGTCATTCAAACCGAATGTCAATTGACCTGTGAAGTTCCAATGACTCGGCTCATAAATCATCTCGAACGAATTCTTCACAGGGTCGCCCCAAACAGCATTCGTCTCGAAAGATGTCGTGTTGCCCTTGCCTTTGATGGCTTGGTCGGTATAAAGCATATAGTCATGGTACGTGTCCACATTTTCCTTGTGAATCATCGTCCGTGGGTAGTAATAGTCCTGAGAGTTGTATGTTATCGGATTGAGTATGCCTGTGCAGGTCAAATTTATCTGACCGTTACCCATGCCCGAATGCACAACCTCAGCAAAAATCCTGTCACCTTGGGTCAGAATAAGAATACCTGCAATGGGTGTCACAAGGATATCGTTAACCCAAATTTTGTACGCACTGATGTTCACAGTGCTGACAGATGTGACAAGCATATCGGCAGGACAGCGGAAGAATTGCCTGTGAGCCTTGTTATGCTGAAAGTGGATGCCAAGTACACTCGATGAAGGACAAGGTCCACCACCTGTTTGGTAGGTGAAAAGCAAGGACCCAATCTGATTGAACATATCCTGCCAATCAGTAATACCCAAAGTGATTCCATCCAATTGGATGTCATCGACATCAGCAAACGTGTAATACTTAGTCTGACCTGAAATGACAGTGAACCTCAACGCACACGTAGGGTCGTTCAAAGCAAGTTCAGCCTCCCTGCTAATGCCAAGTGGTTGACCAATCTTACCATGGTAGTCAAGATACACCTCGTTTGTCGTGACATCATAGTCGAGGATGTTGACCT